TGTGGATAACTTTTCCTTGTTTCCCCATCAACAGATCGCCACCTACCTGTTGATAGAGTCACCTTTTTCCCGGCAGTGAGGTTATCAACAGGGTGGTACGGGTCTGTGGATTAGTGGGCATGGTTTCTGTGGATAGCCTGTTGACAACCCACGGTTTTTTGCATACCCCGATTTCTCCTACAGAAGGAGATCGTGGTCGCGTGCATATCATGATAGCGGGTATTGGATCCTTATTTGCTGTTCACCCACAAGAATATTCAATCAATTCAACCATTTAGCCATACAAGATGACCCCATTTTACACCATTATTTTTGCGTTACGATCTCCTCGTACAGGCGCTTATAACGAGTCGGTGTGCATCATTCATGATGCATGGAGAGAGTGCTATGTCAGGCGTGACATGCATCGGGTCATCTTTTACCCTGCTCCCCCACCCACCTGACCCACCTGATTCTATCAACAGGATGGTAAGGGAGTGTGGATATCTTTTCGCGTCATCTGTATCAACAGATCGGCACCGGCCTGTGGACAGGGTCGCGTGCTTTGGGGGTCAGGAGGCCCACCTTTCCGCTACCTTTCCGCTACCTTTCCGCCATCCGCTCCCTCCCTCCCTCCCCTTACGACCCAACCCTTTCATCTTTTTCCCACCTTCAATTCCGCTCCCTGCCTTTATTCATGCATGTTTCACGTCACCACACACCTCAGGACAGCGCCTTGACGAGATGAACCTTTCATGATGCATGATGCCCACCGCTAACATCATGCACACCCACACCTTACCCCACACCTGCACCCCATTGCCTTCACTACACCTTCCCCTTGTGCTGTCATTCTTCCCTCTGTTTTTCTTGTTATTTTTCAAGTGGTTAGGGTCATCTTTCCGCTTTCACCTTGTGACTTTGCCTTGACTGTGCCTTTCAACTTGCCTGTTTCACCTTCCGCTTTTTTGCTTTTTGTTTTCGGCATGTTAGCGTCATCTTTTCATGATGCCTGCACCTTCCCCTTCTGCCTTTGCCTGAGCCTTGTCCCTGCGCTGTTTCCTGGCCTTACCTGCTCCCTTTGCCTTGTGGCTGCGCTGTTTCCTTTTGTTAAGGTTCAACTATTTTTTGCGGATTCGCGTCACCTTGGCCATTTTTTGCATCATTTTCGGCATGATGCATGAGCATCCCGACACTACATTTCATTGGAGGTTTTTTATGATGCGACGACGAGATGTGAACGGACCGAGTGATCGAATTTCTTCAACTAGTACACGATGTTATCGCGGTAGAGTTGCCATGGAGTGCTTTTTTGTGAATGATTACGACGAGTTACTTGTGGATTCCGTGTGCAAGCGATATGGCGGTTTTTTGGTATTTGAGACATCACGATATAATGATGCACGCGACCGCGAGCACGGATGCGTCGTAACTAACTGTGTTCATTACGGTTTTCGTAACATTGCAATCGCGGATGCTTGTATGCATGAATTGTATGACATGCGAGTCATTCAATGGCGCATAGGATGGCGATATTATTACAGAATTTGCGATTCGGATAACATGCCGCCATGGTCGGATTGGCGTCGCTAACACGCGATCGAATGGCCATCATTTTCATGATGGCCATTTTTTCGTGTAATGCTTGCCATTGCGCTGTTTCATCGGATTTGAGTGTGCAGGGCTTGCTCTTTGGTGCATCGGGTGGCGCCTACAGGAGGAGATCGTTCCCGGTCGCGTATGACACCCCATTTCCTCCTTGTGGGCGCTTGCATTGCGCGTCGTGTTTCTTTACACTTTTTGATAGCGTCATCTTTTTCAATGTTTTCATGTGGTTAGCGTCATCTTTTCGTGTTTTTCATCTTTTCATGTCAGGATTCCTTACATTTTTTCGCATTTAGCTTTTTGTGGCGTGTTTTCAACCATTTGAACGTGTTTTTCATCTTTTTCCGGTCGTTTCCGCTGTTTTAGTGTCGGAATAGTTGACACTTTTCAGATTTGGCATGGCACCTGGCACGCCGAGGCCCCCTTGTGAATGCTTGCAACTGGTTGTTTTAATACACGTTTTTTCATATCATTTTTTTTCATTATTTCTCATCATTTTGCATGGATCTTGCAGTATGTCGGGTGTAGCACATATTGAGAGCGGAAGGAGGTGACAAGCGGCCCCGACAGACAATCCGACCCGATCTGCGATCCGGGTGTTCTGGCAGGAGTGACGGTGCAATGCGATTTCAAAATTTGGTGCCGGTCAAGAGCCAGCGAGGGTGGGAGTGGTTGCAGAGACAGGCGGAGGTGAAAATGGCAATAGCGCCATCAGCAGGCCGAAGCTCTTTGAAAATTGAATGATGGACCCCCAGCAAGCGAAGCCAACGGGCGCGCGAGCAGGAACCGCGAAGCGGGACGGGTGACGGGTTGCAACCCATGAAGGTCAAGCTCATGGGACGCGGATTGAAAAAGACGCGTTAAGCCGGCCGACAGTTACTGCGACGACGGACAGCCTCTGCACGAGCAATCAGCGGACGGTGCCGGGGATGCATCATTCAAAAGTTTTAAGCGAGTACGACGGCGCTTGAAGCGCACCACAGCGGATGGTTTTCGGTGCGCCCGTCGAAATGGCGAACCGCTCCGGATTATTCAAATTCACGCTCATCTAAATCATGATGCAACTTGACGATGCATCATGATTTCCCCTCATTCACCAAACGCCCGGGATGGCGGTGTAGCCCCGCTTTTGTCCTCCTCAGGGACGGGAGCGTTCTGGTCTGACGCGGTGGTTGATGCAATCATGCATCCATGTGACCACCGCGAGTGACCGCTGCCGGGTACGTTCCGGTGGTGGTCGGCCATGCCGCGAGGCAGAGCATGTCAGACCCCGTCGCGGTCAGCGGTGTAAATGGCCCCTGGGTGGCACGCCAGTGTAAAGGTGCCCGACGTTAAAGCACGTCGGTAAGCAAGAACTCGGGGATGCATCATTCATGATGCATCAGTCGCGCCCGTTTAAGCGGCAAAAAGAAGGACCACGACCGTAGGCGTGGAAACGCAGTAAAAAGCGGAAATGATGCATAGCAGTCGGGATGCATCATTTCCGCTTTTTTGTGAAACAATCCAAGCATCATTCAATGAATGATGTTTCGATGATTTCACAAAAAATCGAGGAGGATGCATCATGAATTACTACGAAGCGATTGTAGCGGCAGCGCAGATGACGGGCAATTCGAGAGCGTCTTACAAAACGGTGGCGCCCATCATTATCAAAGCGGCGCAGGCCATGGGTCAAGCGGTTGACGAACGAGCGCTTAAGACCGCCCACCGCGAGTTTAAAGCGGTGTTTACGAAGAAGCAGTTCTTCAGCAAGAATTAAAAGGAGGTTGCATATCATGTTCGAGAAAGTACATTACAAAACGGACGAAGAAGGCAATGTTTTTTGCAATAACGTCGAGGAGTTAGCGGAGTTTGCAACGGACGGCATGTGGAAAAGCGTTGAAGATTTGGAAGCGGACACGGGTGTGGGCCGCGAGGAAATGATTGGAAAATGGTTCATTATCGTGCACGGTCGCGTGTATCACGTGTAGCACTCCAAGCAGAGCACGACCGCGAAAGCGGTCGTAATGCTACGGTCCGGTTGCAAGTCCGGACGGAGGAAAAACATGGACGCGAAAAAAGGTACGCGGTTTGGGGTGCCCTGCTCTTTCAGAGAGCCAACGTCAAAACATCGGCCCGCCATTTGGGAGAACATGCTGGGCACAGTTTTTGCAATGAATGACGAGCGCAAGATTAAGTATTTTGATTACGATTACGAAGCGGCAAAAGCATACTCGGGAGTGACCGAGGACGAGCGCGATTGCCGGTTGGCAGCATGGAAAGCGGTCGTGTATGACACCGACGGAAACAAGCCGCGCCGCGGTCAGATGGTTCTGTGGTGCAAGTGCAAGTAGCTCAGGCAGAGCACAGCGGCAGTCATTGCCGCTGTAATGCCACAGCCCGGTTGCAAGTCCGGGCGAGCAAAAAGAGTACTTGACAAGAATGGGAAATGATGATAGAACACAAAATACGAGGAGGAGGCATCATGAACGAGCAGCGCACGTTTGGCATCGAGCTGGAATTCAAAAGCTCTGCCAACCATGCGGACGTTACGGAGCGCATCAACACGGCGCTCAGGAGCGTCGCATGGGAAACGGGTGAGGACCACCATACCGCTTGGAATTATGGTGGTTATCGGCACGACACCAATCAGAGCAACCGCACGACGTGGACGGTCAAAACGGACGCCAGCATCAATAACGATGGCGTCATGGCGAGCCACCCCCATGGCGTGGAAGTTGTCAGCCCCATCCTGAAAGGTTCCAAGTCGTTCAAGATTATCAAAGCGGTTTGCGAAGCAATCACACCCATCGCGAAAATCACCAGGACTTGTGGTTTTCACGTTCACCACGGGGTGCTGGCCGCCGAGCTGCGAGACATCGCAAACGCATGGTGGAAAGTTGAACGTCCCATCATGACGTTGGTTCCCAGCAGCCGTCGTGACAACCGTTTCTGTCAGACATGGCAGCGGCAGTTTGGAACTCGGTCGGAAAATTACTTCTTCAATCCGTCGGTGGGTGTCGATCGGATCCGCCACACGTTTCAGATGACCGGTCGGTACTTGACGCTCAATTTCTGCAGCTTCTGGTCTCATGGGACTGTCGAATTCCGCGTTCACAGCGGCACGAACGACGCCGACAAAGTCATCAACTGGGTGGTTTACACGCAGTCGGTGATCGAGAAAGCGCATGTCATTGCCAGGTCGGAAGGTCAGCCCGCGAACGAGCAGGACATCGAGTGGGCGCACGAGATCATGATGCAGAAAGAGTACGAGCGCGCGCCGATGACGACCGAGCAGTACACCGAGATGGTGCGCGAAAATCCGCATCGGAACTACTCCTATCGGTCGGGTCGCAGGAGCGGTAGTCGTAGCCGCCGGGTTAGATACACGGTGGACGAGCGCCGAGTCCGCGATCTCGTCCTCTCCCTCATGAATGGGAGCATGACGACCATGCAGATCAACTTCCGGATCCTGCAGCTCTTTCAGGAAAGCACGGCCCCTGGGATTCCCCGAACGGTCGAGGAAGCGCACCAGTGGCATTCTCGCGCTCAGCGGCAGCTCCAGCGCGAAGGCTACACGCTCCGGGCAGTCAATCGGCGGTTCTGGATTGCCACCCCGCCCGAAGCCCAGCAGGTGGAAACGGAAACCCACCGGATGGTGCCCAGGACGAGGGAGCGTGAGGTCTATGGCCATGAGCATGTGGAACTCACGGATGAGTCGGTCGAAATGATTGCTCAGGCAATCGAATGGGCCCGCGATCGGCAGCGGCAGTTCCGATAAAGTGCAAGCAGAGCACACCGACCGTAGGAGCGGTCGGTGTAATGCTACTCCCAGGTTGCAAGTCCTGGGGCACGGAGGTGACGATGGCAAGGATACTGGTAGACAAGTACGACGGCCACGTTGAGGCGAAGCTCAAGGAGTTTTGTTTTCGTCATCATGTGAAAATCGAGGAACGCTACACGACGCAAAGCGGCAACGCGAAGGTCGCGACGAAGCGTGCGAAGGTGTCAAAACTCAACGGGGAAATCATGCGGCTTGTCTACGACACGTCGCGCAGGGTTTGGTACAACTCATAAAAGGAGGTAGTGCATCATGGCAGTCAATACAGCGTACAGTCGGAACCGGGACTGGTCGGTTGGTGCCACTGTGAAGGTCGGGTTCCTCACGCTGATCGTCACGGGGTGCAAAGCGGTAAAGGACGGGATGCCTGACATCTACACGCTGAAAAGCGTGGATGGAAGGAAGCTCTACGAGTTCATTCCCCACAACGGACTGCGACGGATCGGATAACCCTGTGGGATGCATCATTCATGCATCCCGGCGCTATACAAGATAAGGGTTGAAAAGCGCGAACTTCAAGTAACAGGAGGATGTCATGGCAAAGACGGTTAGAATTCAATTCTTAGAGCCGCGTCGGCCCGGTCGGCTGGTGCGGAAAGCCAGAATCATTCGGACGCAGAAGCAGGACCAGCGCCTCTGGGTTGAAGAGGTCCAGGAGATCCGTGGGCGCAAGTTCAAGATCATGGTCCCCAATCCCCAGCTCGGAGTGTAAAGGAGGAGAGTGTCATGTGCGGCATCTATGGGTACGTTGGCAAGCCATTCAACAAGGAGAAACTGTGCATGCTCATGAAGAACCTGGCCATCGCAACAGAGGTCAGGGGCACTGACAGCACAGGGGTGGTTGCCACCACACGGCGGAAGGCTTACTTCTCCAAAGCCGTGGAGAAAGCGTCCAAGTTCGTCCAGCACGGTGACTTCGAGAAAGCCATCGTGACGCGTGGTTGCCGGTACTTCCTGGGCCATAACAGGGCGGCATCCTGTGGCGGAGTGACGGTTCCGAACGCGCACCCGTTCAAGGGTGAAAAGTTCTTCCTGGTGCACAACGGTACGTCGCGTGTTGCGAATCAGATGTGCGACGAGCGTGGTCTGGTCCGCGAGGGTCAGACAGACAGCGAAGCCATCCTGAAACTGATCGAGGCCGACGGGCTGAAAAGCAGTGAAGATCTGCTCAACAAGCTCACGGATTTTAGCATCGTTCTGCTCGACTACAAGAAGCGGAACGGCGCGCTGTATTTCTTCCGAAACCACATGAAACCCATGTACGTGGCGGATCTCAGGAAGTGGTTTGGTGTCAGGATTTTCGCGAGCACCAAGGAGATCCTGGAGCGTGCCATCCTCCGCACCTTCAACCTCAAGGTGGAGCAGGTTCAGGAAATTCTGTCCACCGGATGGAACACTCGGCCGGGTTGCATCTACCGAGTGACCGCGAAAGACGGCGAGTTCCAGAACATCGGAAAGTTCCTGTGGGAGGAGACGGAGGCACACCTGAGGCAAAGGTTGGCCGCTCAGCAGGAACGCGATGAAGAGCGCCAGCAGCGCCGCTCAGACCGCGCTGTCATGAAAGAGACAAAGCGCATCCTGACCAGGGACAGTCAGGGAGCACTGCCGTACAGGACAGAGCAGAAACCGTCGGGGATTGAAGTTGGGACGGTTAAGACGACCGATTCCAAAATCGACGCATGGCGGAAGTGGGAGAAGGAGCACCTGGGAAACTGGATGGAGGACGACCTCTACATCCATCGGGTGGCCAGCAGGGACTACATGCGCTCCATGAAGAAAAGGGGGAAGCTCCACTAATGCGAAAAGACATCAAAGAAGTGCTCGACTTTGTCGGGTACGTTGTGGGTGGCATCCTGTTCTTTGTCGGGCTTGTAATGCTGCTCGGGTTCGGTGACATAGTGCTGGAATTGGTTCGTAATGCATTCTAAAGGAGGAGAACTATGGGAATGGTATTCGTGTATGGGTCGTTGAAAACTGGTGGTTACAATAGCTGTCTGATGGTGGGTTCCGAGTTCATCGGTCGAGCCCACATGTGCAGGAAGTACTTGATGGTGAGCCTGGGACCGTTTCCGGGTCTGCTCTACAATCACGACGCGAAAGTGCCCGCAAGCGGTGAGGTCTACAAGGTCTCCAAAAAGACCTTGAAGCGGTTGGATCAGCTCGAGGGCCACCCCAACTTCTACCGCAGGAAGCGCGTCTGGGTCAACCTGGGTGGTGGGAAGAAAGTTCGCTGCTGGGTGTACTTTTACAACCCGCCGATCCACCCCCAAACGGTGAAGGACAGGGCAGTTGCCAGCGGGCACTGGCCTTGCACACCAGTTCGTGCAGCCTCTACCATGTAGATGTAGCGTTCTGCGGGTATGGCATCATTCAATGAATGGTGCCATGCACTGGAGCATGTTACAAAAAGGAACGGAGGTGATCCAATGCGACTCACAGTAACGACGGAGCAGGGTCACGTTTTCAGGGGAGACAATGCGAAGCAAATTGTCTACCGCATGATGAAGCGAGACTTTATGGTGACAACCAAAACAGACTACATGGCGGAGGTCAGGCAACGCGTCAAGATCATCTACGGATGGGAGATCGGGATTGCCAATCACGAGGAGTTCCTCAGATTGCCAATCACGAGGAGTTCCTCAACGATCTGGAAAAGTACGGGCTGATAACTGTTTCAGTAAATGAGGAGGTGAAGTGAAATGCCAGAGACGTTACAACTGTCGCTCTCCGCTCCCAGAGCGGGGGAAGAGGTGGTCGCGGCCGTTTACGAACTGACGGGCCAGCGTCCGAAGTCCAAGAAAGAGAAGTACATCTTCGTCCACGCGACAGAAGATCCCGGCGTGGTGGTGGGGTGCGTGGCCGTGAAGAAGCTCAACTGGGCCATGTCGGAAATCCGTCACTTGTACGTCCAGGAAGCGTACCGAACTCGGGGCATTGGCAGGAAACTCATCCAAGAGGCACTTGCCCATGTCCAGACCCCGATGGTGTGCTCCACCGTTGACCTTCGGAACCAGGCAAGCCTCAAGGCGTTCTACGCACATATGTTCATTCCGAGGGAACTATTCCCGAACTACGCCACGGGGCATACTGTCCAACTCCTCATCAAAGTCATGCCACCGCCCCGTCGGGCGTCCATGCTCCAGTAACCAAGAAAGGGGGACGAGCACATGTTCAGCATTATCCACCTCAGAGAAGCGTTCAGTATGGAAACACGTGCCCTTGTCTACCATGAGCAGGGAGTGCCCGAGATGGTTCCGGGCTACCCCGAGGGCCCAGCGATGTCCTTCTTCCTACTTGACCTGAAAACGAAGGCGGTCAAGGAACTTACGAAGGACGAACTCCGAGCCATTTACAAGTACGTCCAGTACAAACGTGACCGAATCTTCGTCTGGCAGTATTTGAAAGGTGACCCGTACGAGGGCGCCGAAGCGGCAATGGGGGCTAACATCCGCTAATACGACCCTGTGGGGACGCGAAAGCGTCCCCGGCATCTAAAACAAAAGGGTGGAAGGATGCGAAACTTGAACAGAAAGGAGGTGATGCTTCATGGTGAAAACCATCACTGTCGCGGTGGTCATCGCAGTCGTTGCGTACCACATCCTGGCGGGCTTGGCGGAACGTTGTTTACTCAAGTACAAGGTGTACGAAGTTCGCGATCGTATCGAACTGATCGTGGGAAAGTGAGAAGAACATGTTCAGGCTTTTCATCAACTTACTGTTTTGGGGAGTGCCGATCCTGTGGTACCTCTCACGGGTGCAGGTGATATGATGGAACAGGAACTTCGGTCCATCTTACGGCGCGTCAAGAACAGGGTGTTCGAAGAACGGTACTTTGACGAAGAGGTTGCTTACACGATTCCGAGGATCGAGGCAACAGCAAAGGACGTCGACCTGACTTGCACCGAGGTGTTGGAGCATGTTTCGGAGTACATTGAAAGACTCCCAAACGCGCACCCTATTCAGGCGCTCTGGACACTGTCGGAGATCACGGCCCACATGTCATGGGAACCAACCGTGAAACCAATCAGGAAACCGATCCAAAAGCCCCCACAGGAGACGTACAGGTCCGAAACGGTATCATTACTCAGAAGGAGGCAACAAGATGGCACGACAGGTGCAGTTGAGAACGTACTCCGAAGAAGAGGTCAGCAAGAACATCCGCAAGAACATCGAGACGCTGAAACGCGACCTGGACATCCAAGAAAAAGTACTCCAGGTTCTTTCGGACTTCGAGAACAAAAGCATCACTAAGCGGATGGCTACCGCGTTCACGAATCGGGTGACCAACGTGTCGGCAACGGTGGAACACAACTACGGTCTCTGGCACTTCAACGTCTACACGAAGAACCCCGAGAATCCCTGTATGCGTGACCGTCGGCAGTTCTTCCTGGGTCACTACAACGACGTAAAGTATCTCACCACCGAACGACTTCAATCACTTCGCAACGCTTTTGTCAGAGACAAGGGGCGGCTGGCCCACTACGAGGCCGCTGTTGCAAAAGTACCTGAGTGGGTGGCAAAGTACAACGAAGCCGTCCTGCACATGCAAGCGGTGTATGACAGCATGCGCGAGGCGGAGACGGAGTACAGTCTGCCCATTGGTTACCTCTTTGACTAGGAGGTAGCATGCGAACCCTCAAAGATGAACTCAAGAAGAAGTTGAAGGGCAAAGGATTCAGGATGGAGCCCGAAGCACCATCGGGCCCACCCTTGATTCCTGGCGAGGTTGAACTTGAAGCGCGAATCGTCGTTAACGGAATCGGGAAAGCACTTTACAAACCACCCCGAAAGTCTCGTCCCCATCGGCATCGGTATGGACGAGTGCAGATCACGGAGGTCAAGAAGCACATGGAAAAGAGACCTTTCAGCAAGGAGTCGATCCAGTACTCGATCTTGGACATTGCACTGCGCGAAACCAAACCGTTCACTGTTCCGAACATGATGAAGTGGTTACCTGTCGGCACGAAGAAGGCCTCGATCATGGGTGCGCTGGTGAAGTTCTGCCACGCGGGTGTCATGACAGTTTCCAAGGAGTTCATCGACGGCAACAAGCAGTACAGCATCTCTGACGTTGACAGGCGCCTGGGTACAGACGCCCTGTACGTCAAGTTCCTGGAACATGTCAACGGTAAGCGTGTTGCAAGGAAGAAAGTGGCAGTCGGTGAGAGTCCTGTCAAGAGTGCTATCAAGAGTGCTCAGACCGGCTACGTCATTCCCCCAGTCATCAACGTCGTGTTCAGCGGCAAGATCGAGCACATCATAACCATCAAGATCGGAAAGTGAGGTGAACTATGGCCGAGGGGAAGAGAGTAGCAATCTGGGTAAAGTGCCATGGTGAGGCGCACTCCAACCCGTATATCGATCACTGTGGCATTTGCATGCCACACTGGGGGGAGTTCCCCACCTGCCCGCACTGCAGGAGTGCACAGATCAGGGAGTGGCCCTCAGGACGGGGCAAGTGCAGGCGGTGCGGGAAGATCATGAAGATGCGGGGGTAGGCACATGAAGAAAAAGATCGTAGCGTTCCGAGGAATCACCATGTACGAGATGCAGATCGGCCGAGTCATCATCCAACTTGTCCGTTGGATGTATTGGAACACGAGGAACTGGCCGTTCTTGCGTATCCGAACGACACCTTACAGATGACCCTGTGAGTGGCCGAAAAGGCCACTCGGCGCTATACAAGATAAGGGTTGAAAAGCGCGAGGAGGTGATAAGAATGGAGGCAGCAGAGGTGAAAATCGCACTGGTGATCGTCCGAGAAATCATGTTCGCAAAGCGTGCTGAACTGGATGCTCGTCGCGGTTACTGCCTTAACACGCACATGCAGTTAGAGTGCGACGTGCTCTACAAGCAACTGGACGCTTTGAAAAAGAGAGAGGCGGAGTTAGTCAGTTCACTGTCCTAAATCCAACCTTGGGAGGGGAAGGAATGAAAGAAGGAGAGAGCAGTGCGTCTGTCGGTATCTACAACGCGTTAAAGATCAGCGTCCCGTTCTGGATTATCGTTATCACTCTTTTCATCTACTGTTGCCGATAGGGGGCGGCTAAAGATGGTGTTGGTACTCAACGAGAAACAGATGAAGTTTGTCCTTGATTGCATCGAGCACGTGGGTGGTCATTATGGTTTTTACGTTGAGGGAGACCGCGAGATGGCCGAGGAGATCACCACGCGAATCCATCAACTACTCGACGACGAAAAGAAACCGGGCTGGAAAGTAAAAGACAATCCCGAGGACTGAGGAGGTGACGAATCATGACGACTTTCAAGATTCCTCATGCTTGCCTTTTGAACGGACGGAAGGAAGACGTACTTGTCTACGTTGACAGTTCGTCTGTCCGTTGGGGTAACGATGGCATCGGCGCTTACGAGTACTGGGGCGCCAAGGGGTTTGATAGAGGAACGGACTACATCGAGGAGTTCGCGGTGGAGCGGGCGTTCGAACTGGACACTGCGAAGGAGTACTCGAATCGTTTCCGTGAGGCAATCCAATACGTCCTGCAGGATGACCATGAGTTCTTAGACAAGTTAGCCGGTCTGTTCCTCACCTGGGCAGCGGAAATGAAGGCCGATGCTCTCTGCCAGGAAGATTGAGGACGTAAAATTTCGAGGGTACTAATTTTTTTACTTGACAAGAATGGGAAATGATGATACACCACAAAATAAGGAGGAGGTGATAAGAATGGCAGGTCCCACGCGCGAAGACATCAAGAAGATCGACGACGCCCGTTCGGAGTTCATCGGTCGAGCGGCAGCGGTTATCTTTGAGAAGCACACGCCGAGCGACAAGAAGATTGCCATCCTCAAGGAGTACTACAAGACGTACGCCCAAACGAGGAAGGACATCTATGAGGCCACTGGATGGGGGCCGTTGGCGCATGACATGTACCTTACGGAGGAGTGACATGGCGAAAGATTTTACCAAGGTGATTCTGGATCATAAAACGCGCCTTGAGCGCACTGTTGACGGGGCCTGTATCAGGGTACGGTACAGCGCGGACTACTCGGCGGGAGACACTTGCCGATGGTTCAAGGCCCATTTGAAGGTTGACTTCTCACGAGACCCCGTCGTGGAAACCTACGATGTTTTCCTCACAAAGCAGGGGATCGAGATGGTTCACTCTGGAGACCTGCTTTTCATCAACGAACCCGGATACAACGTGGAACGGCACGTCCTGCCAGCGATCGTAGGAGACGTAGTTCTTCCCAACCAGCTCCGCAGGCGTGAGACAAAGACAATCAACGAACCCTGCACTGGAAAGGAGGAGTTCCCATGCCCGAAGTGATTCGAACGAGATCGCGTGAGTCGGTAGTCATGAGCACGGGCCGACGGTTGGCAATGGTGATGCTGGAGATCGAGAGGCTCCAGGAAGAGAGTGACAAGCTCCGTGAGCGCCTCATGGAGAACATGCACACAGATGAGGAGATTCAGTTCACGGTCTCCGACGTCCCCTTCAAGCTCAAGAAGTACAAGGAGGAGAAAGAAGTCCTCCGCTCCAACGAGGAGATCTACAACGAGGTCGGCATCGACGCCTTCGTCAAGATCGCCAACGTGACCCTGGGCAAGATCAAGAAGATCATCGGAAAGAACTACTCGCACCTCATTGCCGAGTACACGTCCGACCTCAAGGTGCGACTCAGCAAGGTTCGGAACGGTGGCGGTGAGTAAGCAGGAACGCGAAACGTACAGGTGTCGGTGTGGATACAAACGAAGCATCATTCGGAAAGCATGTGCTAAGCGGGAGGTCGGACACCCGAAGCACATGCTTTGTCCGAGATGCAAAAAGCGCGCGAAGTTCATCAAGGTGCGCGAATGAGGAGTGGGTATCCTATGAAGCTTCTATTCGATGAAGAAAAAGGGGTGTACTACACCGAGGGTACGTACAACGAACGGCAAATACCGAAGGACGCCGGCTTTCGTTGGGACCCCGAAAAGCGCAGGTGGTGGACTGAGAGCAACGACAACGCTTTCAAGCTCGTCAAGTACGCTTTCGGGGCCCTTCGTGACAAGCTCTTGTACTACTGGGAAGGAAAGTCACGATCGTATCAGGAATCGTTTGCGACTGACGCGTTGGTTGACTTCCCCCGTCCCAGGGGTCTTGAGTACCTTCCGTTTCAGAAAGCAGGCATTGCATACTGTCTGACGCATGAAAACATCCTGCTTGCCGATGAGATGGGTCTTGGAAAGACGATCCAATGCATTGGTGTGATAAACGCCGCCAACCTCCAGAAAGTCCTGGTCATCTGCAAAGCATCGCTCAAGATCAACTGGAAGAGGGAGATCGAAAAGTGGCTGGTTACACGGCGCAAGGTTGAGATCCTCAACGGTGGGTCGCTGACGGATGTTGGTGTAGTCATCGTCAATTACGAACAGCTCAGGAAGCATCGAGACTTCCTACTTTCCGAGGAATGGGACCTCATGGTAGTGGACGAGGCCCACTTTGTGAAGAACCCCAAAGCTCAGCGATCCGAGGTCACCTACGAGATCGCCAAAGAGAAAGCCAAGAAAAAGATATTCGTTACGGGCACTCCGATACCGAATCGGCCGGTGGAACTTTTCCCCCTGGCGAACTTGTTAAATGCGGAGTTTGCGAAAGAGTTCTGGCCCTATGTGAAACGGTACTGCGATGCCAAGCGCAGTGACAGCGGTTACGGCTGGGACTTCAACGGTTCATCCAATCTCGAGGAGCTGCAGCAAAAACTCCGCGAGAGCATCATGATTCGTCGGCTCAAGAAAGACGTCATGCCTGAGCTTCCCGCGAAGCGGAGGCAGGTGGTTGAACTGACAGCGGACTCGGCCGAGCTTCGACGCCTTGTGGGGCAACAGGTCGGTCGGTTCGACGCCTTCAACAAAAAGGTGGAGGCTCTAAGAAGGAAACGAAACGAAGCCCGTGACGGGGATGACGAGGAAACGTTCAAGGCCACAGTTAAGGAACTCAGAGAGTTCCAGCGCGCCGAGTTCGCTGAGATGGCCAAGATCAGGCATCAGACAGCGCTCGCGAAGGTTCCTCAGGTCATTCAATACGTCAAGGAGATGCTGGAGGAAGTTGAGAAGGTCGCGGTCTTCGGACACCATCAAGATGTGATCGAGAAGATCACTGCAGCGTTCGCAGGAGAAGCAGTGTTCCTGCACGGTGGCCTCAACCCCAATCAGAAACAAGCGGCGGTTGACGCGTTCCAAAACGACCCCTCAGTAAAAGTTTTTGTCGGATCGATCCAGGCTGCTGGTGTTGGTCTCACTCTGACAGCAGCCTCAAATGCAGTCTTCGCGGAACAGGATTGGGTCCCTGCTAATCTGACCCAGGCAGAGGATAGATTGCACAGGATCGGACAGTTTGATTCTGTGAACGTTTACCATTTAGTTGTGAACGGGAGTTTCGATTGCGACCTCATCAAAGTCGTGGTTGGAAAGCAGGAAGTAATCGACAAAGCTCTGGATTCCAATGCACCACAGAGAGACGCTACAATAAAGCGCCTTTCCGAGGAAATGGATATTGGGCCTGAACCCGAACCCGAACCCGAAACGATCTCATTCCCAGAGCCCCAGGTGATGGCGCAGACGACACCACCTGCACCGACACTCAATCGGGAGGCATTGAAACGAGTTCGTTGGGAGAGGGAACAGCGTGCACGTTTCACACGCTATTCCGAGGAACAGCGGAATACCATTCACTGGGCAACGAAGTACTTGGCAGGGATGTGCGACGGGGCCTTTGCTCTGGATGGTTGCGGCTATAACAAGTATGACTCCCCCATCGGGAAGTCGTTTGCTACCCGGAGACGCCTGACGGACAAGGAGTGTGATCTCGCACTCAAGATCCTCAGGAAGTACCGCAGGCAGGTCCCTGGGCATATTTACCAACAGATGTTTCCACAGAACGAAGTAGTAAATTCTTAGTCAAGGAGGTTTGTGCTATGCCACGAACAGAGGTCGAAGTCAAGAAGAAGTTGAAGAGTGTGTATCTTGACGAGGTCACCATCGCCAAGATCACCAAGATCGCGAACAAGGAGAAGCGGTCCTTCTCTGCCCAGGCCGCTATCATCCTGGAAGAGTGGGCAGGAACGCGTATGGGGGTACGTGCTGCTAACTGAGTTCAACAACTGAATAGAGGAGGAGGAAGGGTTAGATGCGTGGATTGACACCTGCGGCTATTAAGAATTATCGCGCGGCTATTCAGGTGGCATGTGAAAGTTCGTACATGCCCTACGACACGACCGAGTCCTACGACGAGGTCACCAATCCATTCATTCTTAAAGGAGGGGACAGTCCTGAGGATCTGTATATCAAACGTGAGTCGTTCCTCAAGCTGTCCGATTCGGCAAAGTTGTTGGTGCAACTTATCTTGAGCGGTCCGAATGAGGTCACTCAGGAGATAACCAACCCGAAGCATGGGTCACTTTCCAGGACACGCCTTCGGGCGCATTTACACAAAACGTTGCGGTGGCGGCATAAGAAGATAGATGACGTCACCGCGGAGATCAGGGAGGCATTATGCGTATAGACATCCTGGACGCTGTAACAGCAAAAGTGCTTGAAGCCACCCAGGAAGAGATGAAGGAACTCATTTCCCTACTCTCTTTCAAGGCCGAGTACTACAAGCCGGCTCGGTACGGGATGGAAAAGAAAGAGTACCAAAAGTGCATGGTGGGCAAGGCCACCCGAATCTTCTACACAGGGCTGGTGCAACGGGTGTTCGATCACTTCACACGAATCGGTGGGCACGTGGACATCGTTGGTAGTGTGCACTGGCTCGCGTCGGGGAGTGAACCACATCTGAACGGACTCACGCTGCGCGATTTTCAAGAGCAACTCGTGAACAAGGCCTTGCTTGCACAGCGTGGGGTTATCCTCAGTCCGACTGGGTCGGGGAAGACAGTGATTGCCGCGGCAATCCTGTCCTGTTTTCCAGAGAGGAGGTTCCTCTTCCTCACTTCCCGACTTGACCTCATCAAGCAGACCGAGGAGGAGTTCAAACGATTCGGTCTAAAGGACGTGCAAACGTTCACGGGTGGGAACAAAAGGATCGGGAACATCACGATCGCAACCACCCAATCGCTGGCACGGATGGATCCGAAGAAGTACAACCACCTGTTCGATGGGGTGATTATCGACGAAGTGCATCACGTATCGTCTACGAGCACGCAGGTCGCCAAGATCCTCAGTGTGCTCCCGTGTCCCATTCGAATCGGTCTGACGGCCACCTTGCCGTTGGACAACCCGGAAGCGTTGTTCTGTATCGAGGGACTCGTTGGACCCGTTATCGGGGAAATGACTGTGGAGGACGGAGTGGAAAGAGGATACCTTGCAAAGCCGAAGATCACGTTGATCGACGTTCCGATGGCCGTCCATGTGGAGAAGCTCCGGACGTACCAGGACATCTATCAAAAAGGAATCGTTGAAAGTCGCATGCGAAACCACCTGATTGCCCAGGCCGTGGCCGAGCGCGCCGACGCAGGAAAGTCTGTTCTTATCCTGGTCAATAAGATTGAGCACGGCGAGATCCTTCACGAGGCCCTGTTGAAGAAGGGTGTCGCCAGTGCAGTATTTATTCAAGGCGCCACAGAGACCGACGCGCGGGCGCTGGTGAAGGACGCATTGAACAAGAAGCACAGTCGGTGCGTCATTGCGACAGTAATTTGGCGGGAAGGTGTCAACATTCCGTCGCTCGACACAGTCATCCCTGCCGGCGCTGGGAAGAGTGAAATCGCAACCGTGCAAGCCGTCGGGCGTGGGCTCCGAACCACCACCGAAAAGGAAACGGTTGAGGTGATCGACTTCCTGGATCACGGTAAATACCTGGCGGCGCACTCTATCAACCGCTTGGCAGTGTACGTTGCCAACGGTTGGTTGTGAGGTGAGGTATGGACATAGCGTATGCGTTTGAATGGATTACAGCGGGTCTTTTGGTGTTTGTACTAATAGTTGCAACTTTTCAAAATTGAAAGGAGATGTGCCCATGAGCATGCGGAAAGACATGAACCACACGTTCTACACGATGCGCGGTATGCTGAAAGTCTACCGAGTGATGGAGGAAACGAGCAGCGGTCACTTCCTTCCCCCGTACCGGTTCAAGTGGCTGGTACGGATGTGGAATGACATGAAGTGCAGGGGGATCTACCCCACCCCCACCGAGCTGCTTCTCAAGGGATACAACGAGCGGCACGCCAAGGACTTCCCGTGGAAGGACAAGGGGACGAAGTCGGAGTCCGGCTTCACCTCTTTCGTCAAGCTGTCGGAAGCCAAGGCCTTCATCTCCAACCGGGTCCACATGAAGCGCTTCCGTGACAAGAAGTGGGTGGTCATCCCGGCGTGGGTCCCGACGGGCACGAAGTGCATCTACGGCTTCCGGGCGAGGCATCCCCACAAGTACCCGAAAGTCATCAACAGCAAAAACGAAAACGGTCTCCGTCGGAAGGAGAACCTGCGGGTTGTCCAGTCGGAACAGCTCCAGTTCGGTGCCGAGACTGAGGTCCTGTTCCGAATCAACGGTGCGAGGTACACCGGATGACAATCCAAGTCAACTTTTCAAAAGCTGAACTTGGTGTTCTTCACTCCCTTGTGCGCCGTCGGATTGAGGCGCGCAAGCGGAGGAAGGACAAGTCAGGGTTTGTCCCAGAGCCCGGACACCGCGACATGGAGCTTCGGCACATCCAGCTCCTTGAAGGGATGCAGCGGAAGATCGCTGAGGCTCTGGGACCTGACTTCAAGAAAGGAGGATAGGTATGAACCGAATCCTGGTCATCTTTACCATGCTTCTTTCACTCCTACTCACCGGCGTGGCTTTCGCGGATGAGGTACGCGTCCTTGATAAGGACTACAACGTCAAGTACCGAATCAAGGACGGGAAGATCATGGACAAGAACTACAACGTCAAGGGATATGTAAAGGACGGGAAGATCTATGACTCCGAGTGGCGATATAAGGGACAATTCGAGCGGGAACGAGATCGTTCAAATCGAGGGAGCTCAGAACGTCGTCATTCGGGCAGGGAGTTTTGAGCTCGTAACCCTGTCTGGGCACCTTGCCGATGTCTCAGTCAAGATTGACGGACGAGAGGCGCGAAACATAGAACGCTTGGAAGTAATAGCAGACGCACGCTCGGGGAGGATCGACATCTGGCTCAAGATCTTCCCCGAGATGTCCATGTTCGAATGAAAGGAGGAGGAGGAATGAAAACACTATGCACCATTATCATAATCGTTCAGATCACACTGTCCCTTGCTGTTCAAGGCTGTACCAACCCTGAGGGGGCGCGTGAGGTTCTCGAGGGGGCCGGGTACACCAACGTGAAGATCACTGGGTGGCATCCCTTCTCCTGCTCCTCCGAAGACGACATGTTTGCGACAGGTTTCGAGGCCGTTGGCCCTACAGGGAAGCCTGTGCAGGGCACCGTTTGCGAGGGTCTCATCTTCAAAGATTCTACAATCCGTCTAAGGAGGTAATACCATGGCTGTTAAGTGCCAACTCTACAACAAGGATGGGGTGCTGGAGAACCGAACCCTCACCCGTTCAAGGGCCGTGAGGGAGCGGTGCTTCCAGTGCTCCAATTACCAACCGTCGGAAGTGACCCGTTGCTCCCACGTGTCGTGCCCGCTTTTCCCATTCCGAAAGGGGACGTCCAAGAACTCTTCCCCCAAACGGAATGAGGCCGTGAAGGCGTACTGCACCTGGTGCATGGCAGGGCAGAAGCACGAGATCAAGAACTGCACCGCGAAACACTGCCCTCTCTACCACTTCCGAATCGGTGCCTCCCGAACCGAGGTGGACAAGGTAGACAAAGGTCCTCCCACCCTGATTCTCGAGGAAGTTACTCCGTTCGGGAAAGCGGAGTTCGACAAAATCCAGGGCACCATGACAGGGAGGACACTGCTCAGACGCCCCAACTTCAAGGAGGTCTAATGCCTAAGAAATCTGCACGCTTCACACCAAAAGAATTCAAGAAGTTTGTCAACGATCACTGTAGTGATCTCGAGGACGCACTGGTTAATATAAACAAAGATCACGAAACACCCGAAGCTGAAAAGGCTGAGGACAAGCTCATCTTCACGTCTATCATCACTTTGATAAGAGCAATCGAAAAGGAATGGGAAAAAAATACGGATGACCTTTTTCGTATGGTGTTGGAGCATACGATCGAGACACTCCTTCCTATTCCCGACGATTGGATTGAGTTCATTAACTTCTCAAACCACATGAACCAACCAACGTTGGTGATAAAAAGAAACCCAGGTGGCATGACCATTGAAGACCTAATCGAGGAACTCGATGGTTCAACGGAACGAAAAGACACCAGACATTAGGGAGGTCTGATGCGCGTGATCTTCTGTGGTAACAGGAACTGGAATGACATCTTCAAAATCCATGCGGAGATGCGACGCCTCCCGCAGAACACAGAAATCGTGCATGGCGGGGCTCGCGGTGCTGACTCCATGGCGGGAACCAGTGCCCGAAGTTGTTACTTCAGGGTGACTGTGTTCCCTGCCGAATGGGAGAAGTACGGCAAAGCCGCGGGCCCCATCAGGAACAGGCAGATGCTTGACTACCTTCTTAAGTATGATGGTGAGAAGAAAGTCGTTGCTTTTCACCATAACATTGAAGTTAGTCGCGGAACCAAAGACATGGTGACTATTGCACGGAGAGCTGGTGTCGAGGTAAGAATCATCACCTAAAGGAGGGACACCATGGAAAACAGGATCAAGGAGGCGAAGTTAGTGCTATACAGTCTTCTCCTGAGCAAGAACCCCATGGAGATGACCGACAAAGAAGTTGACATCATGTTCTACCTGTCACTAGATCCAGCGATCCAAGATAAGTTGGGCAAGTACGCGAGCCTTGCTGCACTTCAACCGAAGAAAAGGAACTATAAGGAGGTAGGACAAGTGCTTGAAACGTTCGACGTGATCGAATACCTGCGCGACAAACGAATCTCCTACACCCAGCAAGGGAAGAACGTTTCCGGCCGGGACGTGGTCGGAGTACAGTGCCCCTTTTGCAACGACAAATCCAACCACCTTGGAATCTTCTTGACAACCAAGATGCTGTCGTGTTGGAAGTGTGGTCCTCACGGACCCATTACGAACTATATTCGGGAAATTGAGGGGTGTTCCTATGCACAGGCCGAACGGATTTTGCAAATGTATCAGGACAGGTCCCTTCCCGTTCTGAGGCAGGACATCCGCCAACGTGCCAGTGATCTCACCTACCCACCCGAAGCCGTGGATGAGATCCCGGAACTGCATCGGGCGTATCTAGAACACCGTGGGTTCGATCCTGAGTTTCTTCGCGCAAAGTACAAGCTCAAGTTCTGCAACGAGTTGGGTCCATACAAATTCCGAGTAATCGTTCCGGTTATCGTCGACGGAGTCATGGTCAATTTCTCCGCCATGGACGTGGTGAGGGATGATTCTAACAAGGGACGTTCAAAATATGTCCACTGTAAGAACGAACTTGCTATCACGCCCATGAAGCGGTGTCTATATAACATCGACTCCGTTCGCCGACACGCCCTAGTTGTTGAAGGTATGACTGACGTATGGCGTGTTGGTGACGGGGCGGTGGCCGTCATGGGAATCCAATTCACTGCGGATCAACTACACCTCCTCGCAAAGAAAGAGCTGCTCAAGGTCACCATCCTTTTTGACCCTGAACCCCAGGCACAAAGACGTGCAGAAATTTTTGCAACAAACCTGGCAACCGTGGTGAAGAAGGTCAGTATTTTGCAATCTGATGGCGGCGTAGACCCTGCAGACATGACTGATGAGGAAATTTCACAAGTCCGAAAAATTTTCCTTGACATGGAATAATTTTTGTAATATGTTTCAGGCACACCGAGGGGAAGCATCATCGAGAGAGATTTAGGAGAGACAATGAAAACGGTTTAGATTCTAAATAGGAAAAGCTTCTGTACTAGGGGCGAAGCGATTTTGCTTCCCCGGCAAACATCAGAAAGATTTTGACCTTTACCTCCTCCTTGTGGTCAAGCTCCTAATCTATCTCTGATCTTCGCCCCTAGCACAGGGGCTTTTCTTTTTTTAGTTCTCTTAGTATTCATCTCATGGGGAGGGAAACCGATGAGTATTGATGCTACTGCCACACCTGAGCAAAAAAAGAATGTATTTGAAGAACTAGACAGGATTCTCTTCGCATGCCCACCCAAAACACTGCTTGTTTCATCAGAAGCACTCTTCCATGAAGACTTAAACTTTTCAGATGCTATCCTTCTTTCCCTGATCCACCATTGCATTAGAAAAGATGGCTGCACTGAATCCAACGAATTCTTTGCAAAGGTAATGCGTATGGCTCCGGGCTCTATCAAAAACAGTATCGCAAAATTAATTCGTGTGGGTTTTTTACACAGGGAATTCTCCGATAATGGAACCAAAAGACACCTGTACACGTTCGGGTATCTCATGCAGAATCGGCATTCACTACGACAAGGGGTAAAATAGTATGACCACCAATAACGATTGCGAAAGAGTTTGGATGAAGTTTTACTTGGTTCCATCAGAACTCGTTGACGACCCAGAAGTGGACAGTTCTCAATACGGAATCTGGGCAATAGTGTATGCTTTGGATTGGCTGGAAGGTTGTTTCGTTAGCAATAAAGTTATCGCCAACACGTTGCATCTTTCAGAAGGGACTATAGTGAATGGAATCACGAATCTTGTTCGTTTAGGATATCTGACAAGAGAGCAAGATTCGGTCACTAAAGTTCGTACACTCCGTTTGACTAACAAGATAAAGTTTTCGTATGAAAAAGGTTCGGGTGCATCTAAAAATGCCCCACCGTCCATTCACAAATGGACGGGTGTCCATTCACAAATGGACAGGCTACCATTCACAAATGGACATATAAATAACATTGAAAAAAAACCTTCCAAAAAGAATTCTTCTCAAAGAGAAGAATGTACTGTCTGCGAAGCAGACAGGTTACCCTTGAGAGAGGAAATCAAGATAGGATCGTGGTTCCCTCTTAATTCAAACGCAACAACAGTGACAGCACCCCTGTTGAAAAGAAGGACCCCTGCCCCAAGTATTCATGACCTGCCAGTCCGAGAACGGATGCTTTCCGCAAACACAGACAACCTTGCTCCCAAACCGAAACAGGCACCCTTGCTAAACGTCCCAGCGTCGGTGCAGCAAGTGATCTCTGCTTGGGAGACCCGTGGGTTCATTCGACACAACCCTTCCACAAAAACTTTCCGAGAAGCTGTTGCGAGAATAAAGAAACTATTGCGAGGAACCTTTTTCGATTCGCATGCACAGTACAGGGTTTGGCATGGTAGGAAGTTCTCCATTGAGGAGATCATCCGAAGCGTCGACAACTTGCATCTTGCAGCACACAACGCCGATTACGAACCAGGAGGAAGCTATAAGCAACACTTAGCGAAGATGAGCCTGTCAGGGTTCTTCTTCAACGATTTTTCAACCAACGGTGAAAAAAGTCTCTTCATCAAGTACCTTGAGCGTCCCGCCTTATTGGCATCCACACAGAAGACAATCGAAGATCCCAATCCCTCAGTCACCACTTACTTAAAGAATTGGTACAGCAGGGAAGTGCGCGGTGGGTTCACTGCAGCGTTTTCAGCGGGAGATGAGACTGCCTTCCGACATGCTACGGGGCGCTTGATAAAGTTCCTTTCCGAGAACAGGGCACATCTCAACCTGATGTGGCAGGGCACACCCCTGATTCAGCTAGCAGAACTCCTTTGTGAAGCATTAAAGAAGAGTGTTGATGGGCGTGTGGAACGGTTGACACCGGGGTGGTTCTGTTCAGATACCACATTCAGTTCACGTTTACCATCCTATCTAAACTCGCAGGGATTCGGGCAACAGGCACCATCTGACATTGGTTCAGAATTTTTTTAAGAAAATTTCCAAAGTTGTGTATAATTAGGGCGAGGGAAGAACATGCCACAGTTTGAAGAAGAACGAGAACGATCCTTCCGCGCTTGGGACAAAAAAGAACGGCGAATGGTCTATGATGTGGGCGTGTATGCTGGCACGGTGATCCAATCGTATGAACATCCGTTCAATGGAATGAAAATTTTAGGTCATGCTTTCTCACAGCATTTAATTCCTATGGACTTTGTGGGCCATGAAGATAAAAATGGCAAGAAAATCTGGGAGGGAGACATCGTGCAGTACGATGAGCCCGGTTTTTCGAAAGTCACTTCATACTTTTACGAAGTGTTTTGGGACAAGGATCGTTGTGGATTCTCACCATTTTCGAGAGACGACGGGTGTGGATGTTGCTCTTCTGTCTTAGTCAGTCCGGAGGAGGTGGTTGTTATTGGTAACATCTATGAAAATGTGGATTTGATACCGAGATAGTATGGTGCACTTAAAAGGAGGAGGAGGGGGATAGTGCTTCGTGAGAGACAAGTTAACATCGACATCGAGAAAAAGATTCTTACTGCGCTGATCGTCTCTGACAAGTTCTGCCAAGAGATTCTGCCCATGATGCGTTTGGAGTATTTTCATTCTGATTATTCCAAGCGCATTGCTAAATGGGTCGCGCAGTATCATGCCAAGTACCGTCAGGCACCCGGCGTACACATCCAAGACATTTACGAAGTGGAGCGTGAGTCTCTTCGTGAAGACGGCGAGAGGGAGATGATAGCCTCCTTCTTGCAAGGGATGTCTTCGGAGTACGAACAAGGAACACCACTCAACGTTCCGTACTTAGTAGACAGGTCAGTTGCACTCTTCCGAGAAAGAGCCCTGCACAACACCAGCGAAGGAATCAAAGCCTACCTGGGTGCAGGGCGTGTTGAGGATGCAGAGAAAGTTTTGCAGGACTATCGAAAGGTAGCGAAGTCCATCACGCAATGGGTCAACCCGTTGGATGCACAGTTCGCAGCCAGGGTGTTCGAGAACAAATTGCAAGATGTAGAGGACGACAGGACAGATTTTCTTTTCCGTTTCCCTGGGGCATTAGGAAAGTTATTAGGACACTTCGAGCGCGGCTGGCTGATATCTTTCTTAGCCCCCATGAAAAGGGGAAAGACATTCTTCCTGCAAGAGCTTACGTTTCAAGCGCTGTTAGCCCGTCTGAACGTTGTCTTTATCTCCCTTGAAATGAGTGATGATGGAATGTCCGTGCGTTTTTACAAGCGCGTCACGGGCCTTTCACAGATGCAGGGAGATATTCTCTACCCTGTTTTTGATTGCGAACGGAATCAAAAAGGCTCCTGTGGGAGGAGGGAGCGTAGCAACCGTGTGGCCATCCTGCGGCAAGATGGCGCACGAATGTCCTATCAGCAAGCCGCGGCGGCCGGGTACAGGACTTGCGTTTGGTGTAGGGAGAATGATCCTCACAACGTAAAGGGGTTCCTCCCGACATCATGGTTTGAGCCCCTGCACCGAGACAAGATGAGTTACAACCGGGTGGTGTCGCAACTCAATGGCTTGACCACATCTTTCGGTGATCGGTTGAGGTTGAAGTCGTACCCCGCGTACTCTGCTAACCTCTCCACAGTTCTTCATGATCTCATTCAACTTGAGTTTACGGAGAACTTTATCCCAGATGTAATCGCCCTCGACTACGCTGATATTCTCGCCCCCGAAGATACCCGACTGGAGGGTCGAGAACGAATAGATCAGACGTGGAAGATGTTGAAGCGCATTGCGTCGGAGCGACACTGCCTGGTTGCAACTGCTTCTCAGGCCAACAGACAGAGCATGGACAGGAGGGATGTTCGGAACATTGACGTAGCGGAGGACATTCGGAAGTTAGCGCATGTGGACGCGATGTTCACGCTCAATCAGACACCCTGGGAAAAACGAAACGGAATCATCCGTGTGGGCACCATCGCACATCGTTGGAATGATTTCGATGCGAACCGGCAGGTGATGGTGTTGCAGAACCTTTCCCAAGGGCAGGTTGTTCTGGACTCCGAGATCATGCGCTACGAGGTAACTTCACAGGAAACGGCCGAGGGGGCCACAACGTAAAGGGGAAAAGCGCCCAGAGAGAGAAATAAACTTAGTGAGGTGCTTGTATGAGGAGAATCGTTTTTGTTTTGGTGGTGGTGCTTGTTTTTCTTTCGAGCACTGCAATGGCAACGGACAAGTGTAACCATTACGGGTGCAACAAACCCAAGGGACACCCCGTAAACAACACGGCGAATGCCAAGGCCAGTGCGTACGCCGGAGCCATGGCGGTTTCTAACCAATGGCTTTCGGCGCGGCAGAGCATGACTTTCAACCCTTCCATTCAGGCGGGTGGTGCAGACGTCTCCATCGGCGGTGGTCAGTTTGAGGCCCCGAAACCGGACTTCCCGGTAGCGTACGCACCCGTGGCGCCGTCCCCGCTTGACTACCGTGGTCCGTACGACTACAGCGTCTACAAAGACGACCAGCCGTGGTTTGACAGGTCGAAATGGATTGCAGACTTTGCAAACAATCTCCCAGACGGTGGTGACATCAGGGTGGGCCTGTTCGAGAAAGCAGAACCCGTCAAATACTTTTATACTCATGATGGGCGTGAGCAGGAGTTTCAGTCTGCACCGGGAAGAATGGTCCTAGGAAAGATCTATTGCCAAAGCAAAGGACCGGAGGACACCCCGAGCTCCGTTTGGGGTGGTTGCGCCCGCGCGATCCTAAAGGGAGGTTGCGAGTATGTTTCCCTGGTCGGAGGCGATGTCTCTTACGGCAGCCGCGCTAAGGCCGTTAACGTGGGTGGGGGCGTATCCCTTTCTTCCATTTTCGGCAGTTTGTTTGGCCTTACAGGTGGTGTTGGTGGCACAAACACGGATTGGGATGCTTCCCCTTATGAGCGGGTCCACCTCATCTGGAAGTGCTACTCCAAGTACCGCCCGCAACAGTAACGGGCCCTAGTGTAGGGTCGGGGCGGGGTCTCAGCTAACCTTATGGGAGGCACCCCGCCCCACTAAATCTTTTCTGGGGAGGTGATAAAGATGGACTTGATGCGTTTCGTACAAAGATTGCGGCGAATGGAGATTAACGACGGCGATACCATCCTGGTACAGATGAACGACAAGGAGGGTGCCTCCCCCACCGAAATCACGAAAGCCATGCGGGAGTTCGAAAAGAAGCTAGAAGAGGTGGGCTTCCATGATATGAAAGTCCTCGTTATTGACAGCACCACCAACATCGAAGTCGTTCGTGAGAACATGCAGGCACAGAAAGACCGCATCCGTGAGGGTGAAATTGCCGACCCCGAAGAGCGGGAGCGCGTCCGTCGGGAACGGATGAAACGTATGATGGTGGAATCCTCCAAGAAAGGAAGGTGACCTTGTGCGTATGTGGAATGTGAATCCCGCAGTAATGTGCCGACAGCATCTCTTGGGTGAGCACCTTGAGATGCACATGTTCGCCGGCTACATTCGTTGCGGGAGGCGCCTCTCTGGTTTCATCAAGAACGGACTCGTCGAGGTTGAGCGCGTAAAGTCCCGTCATGACGAGTTGGCGGGGGAGATGTGCCGTCGTGGGTACGCGCATTGTTCCCCTTTGGAAGTTACACCCAACGGGATCTTCGGTGGTTGTGTTGACCCTGAGAAGTCGCGGCAGGAATTACGCACCCGATGCCCCGTTTGCAAGCAGTTACAGGAGAAAGCCCATGACACAAATCTGTAAGCGGTTCCATTTTGACTCAGCGCATTATCTCCCTTGCCACGAGGGTCGTTGCAAGCATCTCCACGGTCATCGTTGGGTAGTTGAGGTGAAGATTGACGGACCCCTACAAGACACGGGTCCTCAACGCGGGATGGTGATAGACTTCAAAGAGTTTGATGCAATCGTGAAGCCTATAATCGACGGGCTTGACCACAAGGTTCTCAACGACATCTTTCTTACTGACCCCACGGCGGAGCAGATTTCCCGGTGGATGTACGCGAAGCTCGACGGTGTGTTCACGGAGCGCTTCTACGGGGAAGTCACAGTTGTGTACGTTCGCATTTACGAAACCCCAGATTGTTACGCCGAAGTGGGGGTGGAAGATGTCCGATAAGTGTTTACTTCATGTCGCGAGTTTCTTTCAGTCGTTTAACGGGGAAGTAACAGCGCTTCATCAAGGGAGCCTTTGCACGTTCATCCGATTGTCCGGGTGCAACCTTCGTTGCAACTACTGCGACACGAAGTACTCGCAGGAGGACACCCCTAACACATCCCTTATCTCACCTATCGAGTTGATGAAAGAAATCTTTACGTTACCACACAGCACAGCACGTGTAACGATAACGGGTGGGGAGCCTCTGCTGCAACGTGACCCGCTGGACCGGCTGGTCGACTTTCTCAACTATCTGGACATCCCCGTGAGCATTGAAACCAACGGAACACTTCCCATTCCATACTCATGGAACGTGGCGTCCTGGGTTGTGGATTGCAAACTTCCCGGTTCGGGAACCCCCCGGGAGGTTGCTTGCAAGTACTACGAGAGTTGGGTAACGGGTCTTCGTAAGGAGGATTTTATCAAGTTCGTCATCACGAACCGTGCGGATTTCGACGAGGCCGTAAACATCGCACACAATCTGAAACGCGATTCTTGCCGCGCCGGTGTTGCCTTCTCTGCGGCATCGGCCAATGTTTTCGGACACACGCGCTTGCTGGAATGGCTTAAGGAAGCCAATCTCACTCATGCTATCCTCAATGTGCAAATTCACAAGATTCTTTTTCCTGGTTCTGGAGGAGGAAGGGAAAGTGAGGTCTAGTGGGAATCTACCATCCTGTTGAGAGAAAAAAGATTAAGTGTAAAATCTGTAAGAAACTGTTCCGACCAACACGAAAAGACAAGGTCACCTGCAGCGAACCCTGTCAAAGGGTTTGGAAGAGGACGAAAGATGGTGACCGTCAACGAGAAAAGTACAATGGGGTTCATAAAAAGACCCGTGAAGCAACCGAGCGCCGCTGTGTTCGTGAGATCAACGGTAAACCTTGTGGGAGAAAGGTGCCAAAGGGTCTTTTCTTTTTTTGTCGTAGTTGTTTTTCGGCAGCCTCCGACGTTGTAGACTTCCGTTAAAAAAGTTTCAAAAAAAATTCGCACAAAAAGTGAAAGTTGTGTATAATGAAGATGAAGGGAAGAAACAAGTTCAACGGAGGAGGTACTCATGGCATCATACGCGGTTATTCTCAATGGAAAGAAGACCCCCTGTGCTTCGAAGGAGGACGTTGTGACACGCCTCTTCACGTTTGCAGTGGGGAACTACAGGGTGTGTTCTCTCCATGCCCTTCGTGTCAACCTCACAGTCGCCGCTGACCTGTTAGTGGAACTGTTGGCGGACGAGCAGAAGGTGCTCGAGGAGAAGCGCAAATCGGTCAACGACAAACACTCACGGAAGACGCTGGGCACGCAGAAAGCATCGCTCACGCGCATGGTAAAGAGAATGTTGCTCTTTCAGGAAAGCGTCCGTAAGAGCACGGACGTTGGGGCGCTCATTGCAAAGACCTACGAGATGGTTCTTTCACTTGAAGGCAAGGGCCTGCTCCCCGGGTTCGGGTTCACCAACCGTTTCAAGGACACAATCCATGGTGACCCCGAGAGGGTCAGCATTCTCAGTGTCAACACGTTAACGCCAGGAAGGTAACACTCATTTAGGAAAAGGAGGTTTCACAATGACGGACAGAACCAAGCTTCTCGCGGCAATCAAGGCTGTCAACGACAGCGGACTCGCAACCAAGAAGGCCCGAACGGTGGGCAAGGTGGAATTGCTGGTCGAAGACTTCCTCTCCACCGTCGAAACGGTCCCCCAGGACAAGGAGAACCAGCTCCCGGCCGAGGTCGTCGATCTGTTCAACACGCTCATCGACAAGCTGGCCGAGCAGAGCGTCCAGCCGGCATCGGAGGCACCGACACCCGCACCGGTTCAGGAACCCGTCGTCACGGCAGCGTCCGAAGCCGCAGCACCTGCAGCTCCCACCAAGGCGAGAAAAGCTGCGAAGCCCAAACGCGCGACGGAGGCACAGGCAGAAGCACCGGCAGCACCTGTCACGGAGATGCCCGCTCCGGCCCCCGCAGCGCAGGCGGAACCCGCAGTAGCCGACACGGCCGACATCGACACCGGGGTGGGCCTCCACAAGCTCATCGACAAGCTGACCGCCCGAGGCGACAATCGCACGACATACGTGGTGGACAAGATGCTCGTCGCGGGTGCCTCCAAGGAGGAGATGGCAGACGTCGCGAAGCGCACCGCCATTGCCCTCGGCCAGGTCCAGTACCAGCGCGGTGTGGGTGACATCACGGTCCACATCAATTCCAGGACCAAGAGCGGCTGGGTCATCGGTGAGACTCCCGATGGCAAGTTCAAGATCATCGGGGTTCGGAAGGGAGCCGAGGTTTCGGAATGAACGAAGAGCGAACCAGACAACTGATTCACTCTATGCTGACTGAGGGGTTGGGGTTGGATCTTTCCGACCCAACCTCACTGATACCCCCAACCTCACTGATACCCCCCGGCGCATCGCGAAGATGTACTGCCGGGAGATCTTTCAGAACGTCGGCAAAGAGTTTGACCCAACGGAGTTGCGCGTCTTTCCCAATGAGCGCAATTATGACCAAATCATCATGTCGGACGCCATCTTTTTCGCGTCCACTTGCTCCCATCATTTCTTGCCATTCACGGGACGCGCGTGGATTCTCTACATCCCGAGCATGAACATGGTGGGGCTTTCAAAACTCACCCGCCTGGTGGAGTTCTACTCACGACGACCCCAGTTGCAAGAAGCGCTCTGTCACGACATCATCAACACGTTCGACAGGTACCTGGTTCCGAAGGGTGCCATGGTCGTTCTCCGTGCGGAGCACGGCTGTATGAAATGCCGTGGGGTCTGTCAGCACAACGGGGCAGGGATGATTACTTCGGCCATTTCGGGGTGCTTCACGGAGGACTCAATCAAACGCGAAGGCCTTGACCTGATAAAGATTTCTCTCTTAGACCGTGGGTAAGTCAATGCCAGAAAAGAAGATCTACGCCGTCGATTTGGACGGCACCCTTTGCACTGAGGGAAAGGAGTGGTGGCGATACGCTTGCGCCAAACCACTCCCTGGGAGTGTCAAAAAGATCAACCGTCTCAAGCGCTTAGGCCACACGGTGATTTTCTACACCGCACGTTTCGAGGAGGATCGTAACGTGACAGAGGCCTGGCTTCAAAAGTATCGGGTGCAGTACGACGCGATTGTCTTCGGCAAACTCCGTGCTGATTTCTATGTAGACAACAACTCACTTCGGATGGAGGACTTGTAATGGACAGCAGCAAGGTAAATCTGTGGAAAAGTGTTCCTGGGTGGCTTACTGATGCCGAAGCGCACATCCTGCAGGTGCTCGCCTACAACAAGGTGTGCTTGGAAATAGGTTCATACCTGGGCAAGTCCACCGTCTGCATGGCCGCTGTGGCAAAGAAAGTGGTTGCTATCGAACCACACAACAGCGGGACGGATGGTCAAAAAGTTCTGGGTGGCTTCACCACGCTGTTTCAATACGCCAACCACGTAGAACCCTTCTCGAACATCACCTCCATCATTGGCATCTCAGATGATGTTCTCCCCCTTCTCGCGAAGAGGTCCTTCGATTTCATCTTCATCGATGGTCTTCACACGTACGAGCAGGTGACGAAGGATTACCTCAATTCCATCGAGCTTCTGGGAGGGCATGACGTTGCGATTGCCTTTCATGACTATGAAACGCCGTATTACGACGGCATCAAGAAATTCGTGAAGGAGCTTCCACATTTCGACACCGGTGTGGTTGTGGATAGTCTGATCTATTTCCACTACCAGGGGGTCGATCCATGCAAACGCTGAAAAGCCTCCAGGTTTTAATCATCGACGTGTGCAACTATGCCTGTGCCATGTGCAACATCTGGCAAAACAAGCGGGCAAACATGCTGGAAGTTCGTGACCTTTCCCGGTTGCCTCATGGGCTTGAGTTCCTCTCCATCAACGGGGGGGAAACCACGCTGCACCCGAGGCTCCCGGGCATTGTTTCGTATGTGCATGACATCTTACAGCCAAAGATGTTACTGCTTTGCTCCAACGGTTCGAATCCCAGGCGCTTAGCACAAGCTATTGAACTGTTCGAGGACGTAGCGGTTTCGTTGAGCTTCGATGGCTTGCAGAGTCATGATAAGATCCGTGGAAAACGGGGTGCTCTTAACACGCTTATGCAGAGCATGAACACGTTGCATGACCATCCAGGCAGGAAGATCCTCAGTTTTACTTGCCTGGACACAAACAAGAGAGAAATACGGGAGGCTTTCGAGTTCGCGACAACATTCGGGTGGGAGTTTGACTTCCGCCTGGTCGACCAGAACGAACTGTACGGAAAGAGCCCGTTGGAAATAGACGACCATCTTCTTGAGGACCTCCGATGGCTGCAAGAGAACGAACCTGACGGCGCGAAGAAACTCTTCTATCAGGGGTACTTTGAAAAACCCGTTTTTGACTGCCAGGCAGGAAAGCGGTTCGCGTATCTCCTTCCAGACAAACAGTTCTATGCGTGTCTATCACGCAAAGAGCCCATCGGTAACCTCGAAACGGGGATTACGAAACCCACAGAGTGCAGCTGCGGTTGCTGGGTCGATTGCTACTTTTACGACAACTTTCACGACAAGCTCGGGGACGTCAACTGTATCGATACCAAACACAAGAAAGGAGAGTTAGATGCGCCCTTTAATCCAAACTTCCGATAACATGGTCCTTCTGTACAGCGGCGGGCTGGATTCGTACATTGCCTGGGAATGGCTGAAACGGCCCAAGACAATCTATGGCGCCCTCTCCCATCGGTATCAAGACTTTGAACTTCGTGCGGTGCGCGAAACCATCCCGAGCACGGTTATCGACGACTCCTTGTTCCTCAAATACTGGGAGGAGGATGATGCAAACATTCCCATGCGAAACGCCCTCCTGCTCATGTCCGCAGCGCAGCGGTTCAAGGAGTTGAACCCGTTGGACCTTGTTCTCGTTGTTCAGCGTGGTGAAATGACCATCCCGGACAGGACGGAGACGTTTTTCAACACCATGGGCACCCTTCTTTCCACACTCAACAAACGGATGATCTGGGTAACGTCCCCGTTCTTTCATCTGACCAAGACGCAGATGGTGGAATGGTACGTGAAAACCGGGTTTTCCATTCCGGCACTTCTCAGCACCAGGAGCTGCTTCAACGGGTCAGAATACAAACCTTGCGGGGCCTGCAGTGCGTGCTTCCGAAGGTGGGTAGCGTTCACGAACAATGGCATCACCGAAGAGTACGTCAACGATATTCGGCGGTGGTCGGGAATCCCCCCGTACATCAAAAAGATGCTTGCGGGTGAGTATGATGAACTCCGTACGAAGGAGACCATATCTGCCTTGGCGTACCACAAAATAATCTGAGAAAAAATTCCTACAAAATCCCAAAGGTGTGTATATTGAAAATGTGAATGGGAGGTCTTTCAATGTTCATCAAGGCCGAAGTTCTTCTAACCCGAAAGTGCTCTATCGGGTGTTCCTACTGCAAAATGCGAAGAGATGATAACTTTCAGATGCCCATCGAGGAGTGGGACAAGGTCCTTCGCACACTCAGGGATTGGGATGTCAAATTTTTGGCAATCTACGGTGCCGAGCCCACAGAGTACCCCGACTTCATCCCCTTTATGCGCCTGGTGAAAAAGTATGGTTGGGGCAAAGCCAACTCAGTCATTACCGCAGGGCACCATCCTCAGATTCTCGAGCGCGCCTTCAATGAAGGCCTCATCGATTCGTTGACCGTTTCGTGGGACTTCAACCGAACAGGGAAAGACAACCTCGCTGAGCGTATCTGTGAGCGGTTCTTCGACCGCGTTTCCGACCTGGAACTTTCCGCAACGATTTTTCCTGACACAGACACGCTTGATATTGACGTTCTGGCGATGAAGGCATTCTTGTACGATGCCTGGATTTCGTTTGACCTCGAGCACCGTGACCCGTTCAATCATGAATGGTCGAAGGTTCCGCATGGAGAAAAACGTGTGGCGGAAAACGACGCTGTGGTTCAACACCTGATTCGTTTGTCTCTTGACCACAAAGTCAAGGTGCATCAGACAGTCAAATCCATGGCGAACTGTCTCACGGATTTCCCCCTGTGGAGGTGCTCATACCCATATTTCCTCACGGTGAATTGTGATGGGGTACCGATGGTCTGTGACGACTACGGTTACCTCGGGAAGAAGCTGTATGAGTTCACTGAGGAAGAATTCCGGGTATGTTGGAGCAAGGTTGCACCCCAATGTCCTGGGTGCAAATGGACAACCCACTACATGTCCGAGGAGATGTTCAACGGCAAAGGGGTTGAGCATTTCGTCCATGGGAGGAAGTGATGGGCCGAGGTTTCAAATTCAACACGAAGCTGGGGCGACTTTGCACGAGCATCGTAACGGGAATGGGTGTTCTCGCTCTGCGCTTTGCAAGGGCCTGTTTCCGATGGTCACTCGGTCGTTGTTCCTGGTGTGGTGGTAACCCTGGGATGTCGTCAACCATCAGTCAACGTGGCCTCCGTTGTGAAACATTAGAACGGAGCTGCAGTCGTCTCCCGTATTAAAGAAAGGAAAAGATTATGTGCGGGATTTTTGGGGCCGTTGCCCTGCCAGGTCATTACGGTGCGGCTGACAAGCACCTCACGCATCTTCTTGAAACGTCAAAACTACGTGGGCGTGACGGCTCCGGGTACGAGATGTTCGAATGGGGATTCATTGGAGCGTCCAGGGCCAGACCGCTTCCCGAAGGTACCACGTTCACGTACCCCCACAAATTCAAAGACATGAGCATCGTGTTCAACGGTACGCTCAGTAACGCCGACGAGATCGCCTGTGAAGAGGAAATCTCAATGACCGTTGACACCCAAGTCATCGGTCCCATGGTGACGAAATATGGCTCTATAGGCGCTGCAGAGAGGTTTGTAGGGGGTTTTGCCATCATTATCGGACAGGAGGAAAAGGGCCTCACGATCATTCGGAACTTCAAGACGCTCTACTACGTCCGCCTTGAGGATTGCATCCTGATCGCATCCGAGAAAGAGTTCTTGGAACCCCTTGGTGGCGGTCTCATGAGTGGGCAAGAGCCAATGTCCTTTCCCAGGAACCATGTGGTAAAGATCGGCCCTGACGGGAACATCCGCTCACGCCCGTTCAAACCGTCTATCTGGGGTGGGTGTGAGCTGGACGAGAATAAAGCAATCATCGTGGCCTCCGGCGGGATTGACAGTGCAACCGCCGCAGCCGTGGCGAAGAACATGCACGGTAAAGACGTGATGATGCTCAACTTTGATTACGGTCAGCGCTCTGCCGTCCGGGAGTGGCAAGCAGTGAAAGACGTAGCAAAGGCCCTGGGGGTAGCGGCGGAGCACATCAAGGTTGACTTCACGAAGGTCTACTCCGGTTCACCTCTCACCGACCGGTCGATGGAACTACCTCTCGGAAAGAAATCAGTGGAAAGCACACTCTGCTGGGTCCCCGCACGAAACTTCTCCATGTTGTCCATTGCCGCTTCGATGGCGGAGGCTCGTGGTTACAAATGGCTATACTTTGGAAACAACATGGAAGAGGAAGCAACGGGGTACTCTGACAACGACCTTGAGTTCGTGGTGCGTATGAACGCTGTGCTGGAGTACGGAACGCTCCGAAGCGTGAAGATCAAACGGGCACTCGCGCGCCTGATGAAGATTGAAATCATCGCGCTGGGCACAATGCTCGGTGTCCCGTTCGACAAGACGTGGTCTTGTGACGAGGGGTTTGAACAGCCCTGTGGTATCTGTGGCTGTTGCACAACGCGCAGGCACGCTTTCGTGGAGGCGGGTATTCCCGACGAACAGGAGTACCTGCACCCGTTGAAAGATGAATACTTCTCTGGCAACCCTGTAAAACCAACATTCAGTTTGGCAACACTTTCCTCCCTTGTAGGAGATTGACATGCTGGATATAGATTTCTTTTTGGACTCCGGTGCTTACTCCGCCATGACATGTGGGGTGACCATCAACATTGATGAGTACATTGCGTTCATTCGTGAAAACGAAGAGAAGCTCACCATGTATGCCAACCTTGACGTGATTGGTAATGAGGAAGCCAGCTTCCGAAATTGGCAGTACATGCGTGAGCAGGGACTGAAACCCGTCCCCGTTTTTCACATTGGATCGGACCCAAAGTTCCTCAAGCATTACATGTCCAAGGTGGATTACATAGCGGTGGGTGGCGTCGCCGATATGACCCCGGAGCAGATGCTCGACAACCTGGATCGCCTGTGGTCGTTGTACCTCACAGATTCCCATGGCGTTCCCAATATCAAGATCCATGGGTTTGGTATCACGTCCATGCGCTTGTTGAACCGCTATCCGTGGTACTCAGTTGACAGCACAACGTGGCTTCGCCAAGCCATGTATGGTTCGATCATGGCCCCACGATGGCGTGGTGGCAAGTACATCTACACAGAGGCACCACTCATCGTTTACATTTCCAACGAGTCCCCCCGTAGGGGTGTCCCTGGTAAGCACCTGACAACGTACAATCCCACCGACCTTGAACAGATCATGCAGTACATCAACGAGAATCAGATTCCCATCGGGCTGTCTGATTTCAAAATCGTTGACAAAAGTTACAAACTCCAAGACGGGGAGCAATGGGCACTCTCCGACAACGTCTTGGACATCCATTCCAAGAAGGAACTAAACACCGAGGGCACGTCCAAGCGGATTGTTGAAATCGTTGTGGAACGGGGTGTTTGCAACAGTCATGCTGAAAGGGCACGCTGGAATGCCCTGTTCTTTTTAGGGGCAGAGGCAAACGCACCCCCATGGCCCTGGCCTTTCAAGTACAAACGACCGGTTTTCGGACTGAGGGACCGTGCATGAAAACCTGTGCTAATTGTGACCATTACGGGCCGCTTGCTAATTGGTGTTACTTATATCAAAAGGAACCTGTCGATCCAAAAAAGGAGACACAGTGTCCAAGTCATAATCCACGACCGGAGAAAGGGAAATGAAACTTTACTTTGCTGGTGGTTCCAAATCAGGGTACCTCCCAGCCCTTATCACCACAGGGGCAAAACATTGGTTGTCTTCCTTTCACGGGATAGACAAAAGTGTCCTGGAGGGAAGCGAGGAGTACAGGCTGAAAAATTCAAACGACGGTCCGAAGGAGAGACAGAATGCCAGTACAGCTCAATCGTCAGGGCTTAATCGACGTCGTCAACGTCGTTAAAAACGGAATCTCAAAAACGCCCATCTCTGAACAACTGACGCACGTCTTTTTCTTGAACAACCATGTGGGGTGTTTCAGTGGTGAGCGGTTTATCGTACGTGAGTTTCCCACCGGACTCACCTTTTCAGTTCCCGTTGCGGCAATCCTCCCCGTGCTTGAGCGCATGGACGGCGAGGTGGTGCATGTTTCGTTCGATGGAAACACGGTGAAGCTCACCTCCAGGAGGAGTCGCTCAGGACTGACAATCAACTTGGATGTGTCCGTGATGGATCCTGTCCTTCAACAGGTTAACTCATCCGGAGTCTTTCAGATGCTCCCACCGATCTTTTTCCAAGGGTTGGAGTTCTGCAAATTTTCCGCGTCGGAGGACATCACTCAGGGAATCTTGAGTTGTGTCTGCACACGCGAGGGCGTGATGTACTCCTCGGATGACTTGCGAATCACCCGTTATAATCTCATTTCGGGCAACGATTCCGTTGACTTTCAACTGAACATTCAAGTGTTCGATGCTGAAATACTGTTGAAGAACAAACCCCTGGGCGTACGAAGTAACGGAAACTGGACAATCTTTTCAACTGATCCACAGAACGGACCGTTAACGATTATAGGAATCACGCCATTCGATGGTGAGTTCCCCAATGTAGATGACTTCTTCACAATGGAGGGGGCGGAGATCAGTTTCCCTGAAAGTCTCCCCACGGTTGTTGCTGAGGTGTCCCATTTCTGCGACGGGATGTTCACGGTGGACAAAAAACTAAAGCTGCAAATCACCAACGAAAAGGTGATCTGCAGGGCTGAGAACCAGCGAACATGGTTTGAGAAGGAGATTGCCCACGCGCAACCTCTGGACAGGGAAATCAATATCGTCATCAATCCCCTGTTCTTCGAACAAATCCTGCAGAAAACCAAATCGGCCGTAGTTGGTGAAGACCGTGTCTTCTTTACGTCAGACGACTTCGAACATGTTCTTGCTCTTCCTGGTGTGTGATGCGCGGATTTTTTACCAACAAGGATTATAGCGTCAAGTACGCTAAGCCCCGAAAATCGGACGACAACCCGACTGTCCCGCGGAATGGGGCTCCTCGTGAACGACGTGCGTTTTCCGATAGCACAGATCCGTGCGATATCTGCGGACTTCATCGAACGTGCATCTCCCCTCGAATGCCGTACACAGGCCAGGGACAACTCGGCATCTTCGCTATGGCCGAGGCTCCAGGTGCAAACGAGGATGAGGGGGTGCAACTGATTGGTGAATCAGGATCCCTACTTCGACAAGTCCTTTGGGATGTTGGTCAGTTTGACCTTGATCGTGACTTCTGGAAAACAAACGCGCTGGCGTGCCGACCGCCTGACAACAGGACACCTTCAAATCGTGAACTTCAATGCTGCGCTCCCAGATGGCGCCAGGCTATAGCGGAGACACAGCCAAGTATGATCTGGTTGTTCGGTGCAGTCGCCGTCGAATCCTTCTTTGCTGATCACGATATAGAAAAAGTTTCTATCACCGCCGCACGAAAATGGTGCATCCCAGACAAACGTACAGGTGCTTGGGTCGTCTGCATGTACCACCCAGCGTTTGTTCTTAGGAAGCATGACAGGGTTCTAGATTCCATTTTCAAGAATGACATCCATTGGGCGCTGTCCTGTTTACACAGGAACCCGCCTGAGTTCCCTGACGTTGATTCGATGGTGCATTGTTTGACGAACTTTGAGGAGGTTCGTCAGCTCCTACTTCGTGTTCTCAACGAATGGGATTTGTTAGTCTTCGACTATGAAACGTCTTCGAGGAAGCCGTACCATCCTGGGAACATGATTCACAGTATAGGGATATGCTCTCAGGACAATGAAGCTTTCGCCTTCCCATTTCAGTACCCCGGGCACTGGGAGCCTCGTCAGTATTCTATCATCAGGAACCTCTGGGTGCGCATCCTGATGAAAGCATCCTTGAAAAAAGTCGCGCATAATCTCAAGTTTGAGCACAAATGGAGTCGGCACATTCTTCGTGTGGAACCGGTTAATTGGTATCGTTGCACAATGAACGTGGCACATCTCCTTGACTCGCGCAACGGTATAACGAGTTTGAAAACGCAGGCATTCCTTCGCTATGGTGTTGAAGACTACCAACGAGAGGTTCGTCCTTTCATGAGGATAGATCCCACCACGAAACTTAATAAACTACACGAGTGCCAGCTTCCCAAACTTCTCAAGTACAATGGACTGGATGCCCTGTACGAAAAATGGTTGCACAGGGACCAGGAAAAAGAATGGCGCAGGATTTCGGATCTTCATCATGTGTACGATGAAATCGTGCATGATGGATTGCTCGCTCTGGAGGACTGTGAAGATGCAGGCTTTCCTGCAGATGAAACGTACTTCAACCAACAGAAAATTGAACTGACCACGCAGATCGATAACCTGGAAGAGGCGCTGGTAACAAGCCGCGAGGCAGTGGCCTTTGAGGAACGGACAGAACACAAGATAAACTTGAGATCCACGAAAGATCTCAGGACTCTTTTCTATGACATCCTGCAGTATCAGCCCATTAAACAAACGGATTCGGGGAACAACTCAGTTGATGAGGATACACTTTCCCGTTTGCAAAATGAGTTCGCACAAAACCTGGTAAAGATGCGGAAGCTTTCAAAGCTCCGTGACACATATCTTTCTCAGTTCTTGCATGAAATCACCAATGGACACATCCACCCCTCGTACAATCTGCACATAGCCGCCACAGGCAGATCATCCAGTTCAGATCCCAATTTTCAAAACATTCCCAAGCGCGATGAGGAAGCGAAACGAATCATCCGAATGGGGATTATACCATCTCCGGGCCATGAGTTAGTTGAGGCTGACTACAAAGCAATCGAAGTCCGTGTCATGACGTGGTACACACATGATCCAATCATGCTCAACTACGTCATAACAGGAAACGACATGCATCGTGACCAGGCGAAGGAGATCTTCATCGTTGACGATCTTAGCCTTCTCACGGGTAGATTGCGCCACATTGGTAAGAACGGTTTCGTGTTCCCCCAGTTCTACGGTGACTGGTACAAAGCCTGCGCCGCTTCGTGTTGGGAAATGATGGACGGAGAACGCCTGTCTAATGGTGTTCTTGTCCGTGAGCACTTGAAGAATCAAGGCATTCGTACCTATCAAGACTTTGAAAATCACATGGCTACAGTGGAACGCAAGTTTTGGGAGTTGTTCCACTACACCAAGGAATGGCGTGATTGGGTCGTTGATGAATACGAACGTCTGGGGTACGTCAGTAATTACTTCGGATTCCGTAGGACAGGTTACCTTGCAAAGAATCAGATTATCAACTCCCCAGTACAGGGAACTGCTTCACAGTGTCTGCAATGGTCCCTGAACAAATTGAGCAAGATCAGGAAAGAAGAGGGTTGGGTAACAAAACTTTGTGGGCAGATCCATGACAGTATTATCCTCGATGTAAAGTACGACGAACGTGAATACGTCCTGGGCAGGATTCGGCAGGTAATGTGCGACGATTTGAAACAGCAATACTCATGGATTATCACTCCGGTGGAAGTTGACTTTAGTCCAGGTGGACTAGACCGACCCTGGTACTATTGTGGGAGCTGACCAATGACCAAGTGTAAATACGCTGTTCTTTGGGTTGACCCGATAGACGGTGCGGAGGAGAAGTTCAAAACCCCACGCTGCATGAAAAAGCAGAAGTGGATCACTCCACAACTCTGCATAAACTGTGACTCCTACTTAGTTTCGCTAAAGGAGAACGACGATGGCCAAGAATCTTTACCTTGATCTTGAAACGACAGGACCCAACAAGGAAAAGCACGCCATCATCCAAGCGGCCGGCATTATCGAAATCGACGGTCGTGTAGAGCTGGAGTTTCAATTCCTCGTTCGTCCCCATGCAGGGTACACTTGGGACAGAATGGCGGCATTGAAAACGGGAGCCGATCAATCTGTGGTGGAAACGTACCCGCCCGCCGAGGTGTTCTACAACGAGTTCTTGCAGATCATGGGGAATTACGTTGACAAGTTCAATGGAAAGGATAAGTTCAACCTGATCGGGTACTGGTGTCAATTCGATTACGATTTCCTCTGGAAGTTGTGGGAAAGGATGGGAGACCCGTATTTGGGATCCTGGTTCTTCGTTCCACTGATTGACGTTGCCACCCTCGTTGCGTACAACGTGATGGATCGGAGGAATCAGTTTAAAAACTTCAAACTTGTCACGGTTTGCCAAGCGTTGGGAATTGAGTTTGATCCTGATGCGGCACACGATGCTTTGTATGACATCAGAAAAACCCGCGAACTATTCCAACTAGTTCGCTCATGGAGGTAGTAGAATGACCGACCTACCTTTGCACACGAAATACCGACCGAAAACCTTTGACGAAGTGATGGGGAACGACGCCACCGTTGAATCCCTGCGTTCTACCCTTCAACGCGAAACGGGACGACCACACGCTTTCCTCTTACAGGGGCCCTCGGGTTGCGGCAAAACCACCCTGGCCCGGATAATCGCAAAGGAGCTTGGCTGTGGTGACATGGAGTTTAAGGAACTCAACGCTGCAAATGTCCGTGGGATTGACACCATCAGGACGATCATCGACGGTTGCCAGTACAGGCCACTGACCGGAAAATGCCGAGTATACGTCCTCGATGAGGCGGCAAAACTGACGTCAGATGCACAGAATGCCCTCCTCAAGATTCTTGAAGATCCGCCGTCGTATGTGTACTTTATTCTTTGCACAACCGACCCTGAAAAATTGATCCGCACCATACGGACACGATGCACGACATTCCAAGTGGCAACTCTGCAGCGTGCAAAGATGTACTCCCTTTTGGAAAAGGTGTGTCGTGAGGAGAACATTCAAGTTCCCGCAGACGTCATGAAGCAGATCGTGTGGGTGGCCTCTGGCTCACCGAGGAAAGCCCTTGTCCTGTTAGATCAGATTCGTGGAATTGAAGAGCCGGGCCTGATGGCTGCAGCCATTACGGAATCCTACGCTGACGAATCCGCCATCATTGACATCTGCCGAATTTTAGTACAGCCCGCCAGCAGCACACGATGGCAAGACCTAGCACCTCTACTCAAGGACTTCCGTGGTGACCCAGAGCAGGCTCGTTATGCCATCATGTCGTACCTCGAAAAGGTGCTTCTCAGTACCGGTGAGAAACGCATCGGGCAAGTGATGGGCTGCTTCATGGATTCATTCATGTATACTGGCAGACCTGGTTTAGTTTATTGTTGTTTTTTATCATGTTCTTATTAAAAAAAATCAAGAAAAAATCCCAAAGTTATGTATAATGAAGTGAGGGGAAGGGGACTATGAATTTCCGCGAGATGCTGGCGATCGACCAGCACCATCTCGATTATGAACTGCTAAGACAACCCACCCTGGTACAAATAGTATCGGAGGAGCTGGTACGTGCAGAAACCAAGCGCGCCAGGGCAAAGGAGAACGTTGAGCTTGTCAAAGCAGAACTCTACACCGAAGTACGAAACAACCCCGCACGATACAACATCAACGAACGAGCGACAGAAGGGGCAATCCAGGCCGCCATTATCCAGCATGCTCGATACCGGGAAGCCATGGAAGCCTACCTCGTGGCAAAAGAAGATCATGGCGTCCTTTCAACAGGACTCGAAGCGCTCCAACACAAAAAATCTGCGCTTGAGAATGGTGTTCGCCTACTGTTATCGGGGTTCTGGGCTCCGCCAAGCGTACCACGAAATGTTGTCGAAAATCTCGGAGATAATTCGAACAGGGCAACACAAGAAGTGATCGACGGGTTGAATAGAGACGTAGTTCTCAGAAGGAGGTTCGGTCGTTGATTCCTAATCTTCCATCTTTCACTGAAATGTTCCAGTTTGTTGTTCTCGCAGGTATTGCCCTCGTAGGTACCTTCGTGGTGGTTCGCGTTCTTTCGGCAGCAATCTTTTTGAGTTGGGCCGAAAAGAAAAAAGAAATCCTCACCCATGAGTACTTGCAAAAGGCATGGTATGAGAAAAACACCAACCCCAACAACGGCAAGGAGGTCAGTAAGGTATGAGCATTTGGGAAGAGAAACGTCGACAGGCCGCCGAGCAGCTAGCGGCCCGGACTCAAGAGAGTCATGAAACGAGGGAACGTTCAGGGAAGTTCAGGGACTTCCTCAGAGCGGACATTCAGATCAAGCGGTTCAACTGCGGGGAGGGTGACCACCTGCTCGATGTTCTTTGCTACATCGCCGGTGAGAACAATCCGAACCCGAAAGTCCGTCCTGGTGACCTCACGTACGTCCTCGACATCTGGGTTCACGACGGCATCGGCGCCAACGAAGACCAGTTCGTGTGCCTCTCGCGCAACTACAACCTGCGCTGCCCCATCTGCGAGCGGCAGAAACAGCTCAAAAACGAGGGGTACGAATGGGACGATCCGCAGGTCAAGGCACTGGAGCCTCGTCGGCGAACGCTGTACAACGTGCTCTGTTACGACAACGAGCGTGAGGAAGCAAAAGGCGTTCAGGTGTGGGTTGTTTCCCACTGGAACTTCGAGCGTCACGTTTCCGAACTGGCGAAGGCAACGCCGCGTGGCGGTGGTTGCATCATGTTCTCCCACCCCGATCAAGGCAAATCGGTTGCCTTCCGTCGTGAAGGGAAGAAGATGACCGACACCAAGTACGTCGGGCATCGGTTCGTTGATCGCAACTACGTCATTCCCAACGAGATCCTGGAGCAGACGCACTGCCTGGAAGATCTCATCAACATCCCCGACTACAAGACGGTGTACGAGGCGTTCTACGGGCGAACGTACGTTGAGGGTGAGGCCGCTCCCCCCGTCACCAGCCGTGTAGACATGCCTGCACCCGCTGCAACAACCCCGGCCGGGAGGTTACTTCGAACAGGAAGAGGTGGCGCCGCTCCCCAGGCTCAAACGCCGCCGGCCGGCCCCGCCGCTCCTCCCCCCACTGCAGGCCCCCGTAACGCGGGTGTGTCTGCTTCGCCGGCTCCTGGAACAGCACCCGGAAGTTCTGCAGCAGGCACTGGAACGCCTGCTCCAGGACCCGTCAATCCTGCCCCGCCTGCAGCCGCAGCCACCGGTAGTGGCAACGACGTACCAGTATCCGTGGAGCACAGTGGTAGATGTCCCGTGGCAGTCGGCGTATTCGGAAGGGACATCGACAGACTCGATGCTTGTGCTGAATGTGCAATCTGGGACGACTGTCGGGTAGAGGCAGATCGTCTCGCGGAAGAATCCCGAAGGAATCGTCAGAACGCTCGGCTGAATCGTCCCGCTCGATAGTTCAGTCTTTTAGGAAGGGGTAGGGAAAATGCTGCGACGGCGGAGTAGTACTGACATCTCGAGTCTCGTTCAAAATGTAAAAAGTGCCATCCGTGCGGGGGACACAGACACAACACGAGACAATAAGGTCCTGATTCCAACAGGATCGACACTTCTCAATCTCGCACTTTCGGACTCCAAAGAGGGGGGGTTTTCCCCAGCGACTGTTGTCAACCTGGTTGGCGATAGCTCTGCGGGGAAGACCTTCCTTCTCTGGACGTTATTCGCGGAAGCTGTGAGGCACCCAATCCTCAAAAATTACCGTCTGATCTACGACGAACCCGAAACGGCCTTCTTTATGAAGGCCGAAAAATTGTTCGGAATCCGTCCTGGTCGGGTGGAAATGGATGAGGCCAACCGATCTGAAACCATCCAACACTGGTACAGGAGAATCGTTAAGACAATCGAGGACAACCGACCTTTTATCTACGGATTGGATTCGTTCGATTCTCTTTCCTCCGAAGAAGAAGTCGACTTGGAAGCGAAGCTCTTGAAATCCGGTGAAGATGGTGGTAGCTACCAAATGCAGAAGCCGAAATTGGCTGGGCGCATTCTTCGTCGTGTGACTAGTCGAATTGAGAAAACAAACTCGCTGGTCATTGTTGTTTCCCAAACACGGGACAATATCGGGGTAACATTCGGGGAGAAAAAGACACGAAGTGGTGGGAACGCCCTGCGCTTTTACGCTACCCATGAAGTCTGGCTCTCTGTTGTGAATCATGAAAAGCGAAAGGATCGGGAAGTTGGGGTCAACGTTCGCGCGAAGGTGAAGAAGAACAAACTGACGGGCAAGCTCCGGATCGTTGAATTTCCCATTTACTTCGACTACGGGGTGGATGACATTGGTTCCTGCATCGACTTCCTGTTGGCAGAGGGGGTCTGGACCCGCTCTGGGAACAAGATCAACACCAACGGAGTGTTTATTGATACACGAAGGGACTTGTTGATTTCTCACATCGAAGAGAGTTTCTCTGAGAACAAACTACAGGCACTCGTAGAGGACACATGGAGATCCATCGAAGCCTCCATTCAATCTGGAAGGAAACCCAAGTATGCCCCGGTTGAAAACGACGGAGATCAAGAATCTTGGCCAGAATGAAGCAACTCTGGTAGTCGACTGCAACAATCTTTGCCATATTGCGAAGCATGCCCTGAGAGGCCTTTCGTTCAACGACTTGTCCACGGGCATTCTTTTTGGTTTTTTTCGCCAGATTTTGTCGTTGGGGATGCGTTTTCACACTGACAAGTTCGTGTTTTGCTGGGATTCGAGAAAGAGTAAGCGTCGCGATATGTGTCAAACGTACAAAGTTCGCCCCAAAATGGAACGCACCCCAGAAGAAGAATGGGAGAACAAAGTTCTGTTCGAGCAGTTCGTCGAACTTCGTCAAGAGTGTATTCCCGCAGTGGGCTTTGTAAATAACTTCATCAAGACTGGGTACGAAGCAGACGACCTTTTAGCGTCCGTTGTCCTCAATAATGGTGGGAAGTACATCATTGTTTCTACAGATAATGACCTATTCCAGCTTTTAGATCACTGCTGTATTTTCAATCCGATCACTAAAAGGATAGCAGACGCGGAATGGTTTTCCCAAACATACAACATTGACCCATCGAAATGGTCGGAGGTAAAAGCATTAGCAGGGTGCTCGAGTGACACCGTTCAGGGTGTTCCGGGAGTGGGTGAGAAAACAGCGATCAAGTACCTAAAGGGCGAGGTGAAGCGCGGAGGGAAACTGGATGAGAAACTCATTTCAGGCGCGTATCAAGAGCAGATAGACTTGAATCGGATGTTAGTAACACTCCCATTCCCTGGAACCCCTGAACTGAAAGTGAACGGAAATGGAAACGGGTTTAACTTCGACGCGTTTGAACGAATCTGCTACACGTACGGTTTCAACTACTTCTCGAAGAATATGGCTGACTGGAGGAAAGTCTTTGGCTCCGAAAATGGAAGTAGATGAAATAACCTGCGAATCTTGGGAGTGTCTGATAGAAAAGTACAAATTATCAGACACCGACGAGAAGAAAGTGCAGTTGCGAAATGAACTATTCGCCGAGATGCAAGGCTGGATGGAGCGCTGGGTGACTTCCATTCTGATCCGAATGGGGCGTTACGAATCCAAAGAAAACATCTGTTCATTAAGTTGGATCTGTTTTTGTTACTGTCTAGATAAATATAAGAAGCGCCGAAAGAAAATATCTGTTCCGGGACACTTCCACACTTATTCACGTTTTTACATAAGGAACGAGTACAATTCAACCGCACAACAAGATGATAATGTGCTCTCATTATCAGACGCGGCTGTGTGGCGAGAAGTCTGCTCACTTTCGGCCACCACCGGCCCAGATATCTGTGCACGAAACGTGTTGGGACTACTCAAAAATTTTCGTGATGGGCTTCCAGATGGTTACAAAGTGGTTTTCGATGATGCTCTACTCTCAACTAACATCGGGGTGAAGGGTCGTGTCCGTCGTATTGAGGAAAGTGGTCTTTCATATTACAGTTACCACGAAGCAAAAAGAATCTTCGGTTATTTCATCCATTTTATAAATTCTAATTTTAGGTAGACAATGATCGAAAAGCTCCGATTGAAAAACTTTAGGAGTCATCAAGATACCACACTTGAGTTTCACTATGGTGTCAATGTCATTCGTGGGCTTTCATTGAGCGGAAAAAGCAATATAATCCGCGCTTTACTGCTGTTAGCCACGAATCGTCCTTTGGGATTCAAATATCATTCGAACTTCACTTCTGATCCCAACACGGAAGTAGAAGTCAAGGTCGAAAACGGCCCCTCCATTTTGTTCAAAAAGAACAACGATGGTGCTTCTTACGTCGTCGAAGGATGCCCTGACCCTTTCCGTGGGTTCGGCGCCGCTGTTCCCGAGCCCGTGAAGGATGCATTGAATCTCACCGACGTCAACGTTCAAGTGCAAATGGATCAAACATTCCTGATCTGTTCCAGCCCGTCGGAGGTTGCCCGGGCAATCAATCAGATCACACGAATGGAAGATATCGATAACTGGACAGGATACCTTACGGCGAAGATTAACGATGCCAACCGACACAAGAGAGATTACGAAAAACGTGCGGATGATGCACGAACAGAACTTCGTAAGTACGAAAAGCTTGGCGTCGTTGAAACGCTTGTTTCGGAAATGGAGCAAGTTGAAAGCTCTATCGCTGACTGTGCCCTAAAATTCCGAGACATCGCCCTTTTGTTGGGGGAGTACAAAGTGTTGACACAAAAAATTAAAGCCCAACAGCACGCTGTTCGTAAAGAACGCCTGGTCAACTACGCTTTGTCCGTACAAAGAGAAATTGCCACAACCGATGGTAAGATCAACCTGATAGATGACCTATCAGAATTGCAAGTGAAGATCTCCCGTTTGCAGTACCTGCTTGAAAAAGAAAGTCTTCTCAACCTTGCAAGCGAACAAATGCAAAGTTTCAACGACACGAAGGCGAACGGCAAAAGTTTATCCGATCTCCTCCGAACAGTTCGTGATTTCAACAGATCAAAAAAGGTTCATGAAGATAATCTAAAAAAGGTACGTGAGGAACTCGATACGTATCTTTCCACGGAACTCAAGGGCACCTGCCCCGTGTGCAGCAACGCCATTGAAGGTGACATTGATTTAGGAATCTTTCTATGAAATTGATGCTTTTTAGTGACATGCATCTTCGGATGACCATTCCTGCAGCCAGGGTAGACAATGCGGTCCTCGCGCAAGCGGACAAGTTTATCTACGCCATGAAGTTTTACAAGGAAAACGGCATTGACGCCATCCTGCAAGCGGGGGATATGTTCGACAGTCCGCGTAGTTGGCGTGCCCTGTCATTCTACAGCAAACTTCTCCAACACTTCCGGCCCAACTTTTACTGTGTTGCGGGGCAGCATGATACGTACATGTACTCTGAAAGTACACGTGACACCACCTCGATGGGGATTCTCGATGGAATCGGGTTGGTGAAAGTTCTCACACAGGAACCCGTCCAGCTTGGAAATGCCGTTGCCCTTTACGGGTGTTCGTACGGGCAACCCGTCCCAGTTCCATCCAAGGTGACTGGCGTGAAAAACATCCTCGTCATTCACGCGAAGATCGCCAGGAGTTTACCATTTGAACTTCCTGGAATCGTGTACGCATCCAAATTTTTAGAGGAACACCCCGGGTACGACATCGTTCTCTGTGGTGACATTCACGACAAATTCACTGTGAAGTATGAGAAGAGTGTGATTTGCAATACTGGCCCACTTCTCCGTGACGCAGCTACAAGGGACATGTTCGATCACCACCCTGGGTTTTTCATCTATGACACAAAGACGGGGAAAATGCGTTGGGAAACCATCCCACATGCAGAAGCAGATAGAGTTCTCACACGTGAGCACATTCAACAAGTTGAGCACCGCGAAGAGGTGCTGGATTCATTCATCGAGCAGTTGAATTTGTATCCCGAGCGCGCATCGGAAAATGACGACTTGTTCTCATACAAGGATAACCTGTTACTTTTCATCAAGGAAAATTACATTGAACCCGCAGTTGTAGATCTTATCTCTGAAACGATGGGGGACCAAGATGACAATCGATAACACTTCTGAAAAACTGAAACAGTACGCGCGAAAGATTCAAGATGCCAGGGCTTCCATCAATAACCTCACGGGCAGGCAGGAAGCCATCATGGCCCAACTGCAACGGGACTTCGGCATAACCTCAGTGGAGGATGCCGAACAGGTTCTCACCAAACTGAACGAACAGCGGGAAGAGTTGGAACAAAAACTCGCGAACTATATGAGTGAACTCGATGAGCACTTCCGCAACTTACCGGCTTAAGCTGGAGAACAAGAAGGCAAAGCGCGACCTCCTGCAAACCACCGTGCACGATATGGAGATGCAGGCCCAAGCCGCGCAGGAACGTATTGACAACCTCGCAAAGGCTCGTTGGGTTGTCACCGAGGTTGGGCGCCAAACACAGACGAAAGTCAAGTCGTACATTGAAGAATTGGTTACCATGGTGATCCAGTCTGTGTACGACGACCCCAACATGAAGTTCATTCTGGATTTTGAACTCAGTAGGAATCGTTCAGAAGCTTTCCTCTACATCAAGGAAGGGGATAGTGAGCCTTACGTCCCCAAGGATGAAATGGGTGGCGGCGTTATTGACATCGTAAGCCTTGCTCTCCGCGTCGTTCTGTGGAGTCTGCAAAAGCCACGAAGTCGGAACGTGTTTATTCTTGATGAACCCTTCAAATGGCTGGGAACAGGCGGGCGTCTGATTCGCGGTGGTGAAATTCTCCGGGAAATTTCTCACCGACTGGGCTTTCAACTTATTATCGTTACGCACGAACCTGAACTGATCGAAATAGCAGACAGGGCATGGGGTGTCACTCGTGAGGGCAAAATTTCCAAGGTTGAGCGGGTGAAGTGATGGCGAAGGGTGGCGCATTCGAACGAGAAGTGAGTGTGCTCTTATCCAAATGGTGGACAGGGGGTAGGAAGGAAGATGTCTTCTACCGTTCTACGTCTTCCGGTGCGAGGTTTACTGCGCGATTTAAACGAGGGAAACAAACTTCGGATCATCATGGAGACATCTGCTCTATCGACGTCTGTGGTAAGCCCTTCACAGATACTTTCAGCTCTGAACTCAAAACTGGCTACTCAGGAAGAAGAAAGGAAAAGACTGGAAAGGTTTCTATTATCAACTGGTGTGTTTTAGATATCCTTGACAGTCGACAAGCCCTGCCCGTTCTTCTGAAAATGTGGGAACAAAGTGCCCGTGATGCAGAACGTGCAGGAAAGATTCCACTTTTGATCTTCCGCAGGCCCATGCTCTCCCCAAACATCACTATGGAAGAGCGTGTATTCCTTTCCTTGGGAGCACATTTCGATAACGTTCCCCAAAAACGGATCATGGTGCACACTGAGGAATACTCCTTGGCAGTATTCTCTCTGAAGGATTTTTTCTCATGGGTTGACGGGGAAGTCCTTTGCTGCCTTCTTAATGAGAAAAATATAGTATTTTGAAGGCGTATGATGCCCAACAGAAGAATAAATGACATCATTAGTGATCTTTACATGATATGTTCAGATCAAGAACTGGCTGCGTTGATTAATAACCATCTACCTATGAATGGCAGCGTTACAGCGAGTGGCGTAAGAAAACGACGCCTACGCATGGGATTGAAAAAGGGTGAAAAGGAAAAGCACACCGCCAATCAGTATGCGGAGTCCATTCTCATACTTCAAGCGGCGATCTACGAAGCGTTTTTGAATCTGAAGATTAACTGGTTTTTCGGAGAAGAACATTTCGCACGGTTCCTGTCTTCCCCTGACGGCAAGAAACTACTTACAGATGTCACAATACGTTTGGCGAAAGAGGTATTATATGCGCGCATTAAAAATAGCGAAGGTTGTGAAAGTTCAACAAAAAACAACCAAGGGGAACGACATCTTTGCGATGCAGCTTTTGGATGATAATGGAGAGAAATTCTATACCACTTTTGAGTGTAAACCCAATCACTCTGATGGCGTGGTGAAGACCATGAGAAGGATCGTCCCTATCGACGAGTTTAAGGATACACGCCCCGGAATGGGGATAGTTCTTCCCAATAAGGAATGAAAATGGAGAAAGCACAACGACCCAAAATACTATTGGTAGGACATCATCCCAATATAGACACGGGAAATGGCCAGATGATGGCTGGTTTTATACGCCAACTCGATTTGGAAAGATACGAAATCTCCGTGTTGGCTGTCACGCCACCAAAAGCCATCGACCCCTTTGAAGTTCCGAAGTACACAATCCTGGAAGCTATTCGTCCAGAAATAGCGGGGGAAACATTATTGTCCCTTTGCGGATCTGTAAACCTGGACATCATCGCGTTTGTTGGATTGGACATCTGGGAATTTGCACCTTTTATTCCACGGCTGAATGAAATAAAGAACAAGACGCGTTTCAAAACAATCGCGGTCTTTCCATGGGATACATGTACTTTCCGCGAAGATTGGTTGAAAATGGTGGAAATGTTTGATTTCCCATGCGTGTATTCCCTATGGGGTTACGAACAATTAAAGGATAAAGTGCCCAATATTCGTTATTTTCGTCCGGCATCTTTCAAAGATCATCATATTTTCCGAAGATTCTCACCGAAAGAAAGAATGCTCGCACGAAAAAAGTTCTTCCCCATCACGGAGGAGGAAACCTTCATCTTGGGGTTTGTTGGAAACAACCAATTTCGGAAAGATCCTTTACGACTCGTAAAAGCATTCTTCCTAGCGAAAGAAAAGTTTCCTAACATGTGTCTCTACATGCACACCGAAATGTTGGGAAAGTACAATATTAAACAATACGTCAAGGACCTCGGTGGGAAGATGGGTGATGTTTTCTCACGAGATGAGAATCCGTATACACGTGAGGAGATCGTAGGTCTTTACAACTGTTTCGACGTGTACGTCCTCCCATCATTGCAAGAGGGCTTAAGCCTGACGATACTCGAGGCTATGAAATGTGGCACCCCTGTCATTGCTTCACACAACACGGCACACATGGAACTACTCGATGACGATTCGGGCCTTCCTGTAGAATGCACGGAATTCTTCCCACTACTTTCACACACTGAATCCGGTATTTCTCATATCGAAGCATGGGCCTGTGACCTAAAGGATTTGACTAATAAAATACTTATGTTGGCCGAAAACAAAGGCCTTCGAGAAGAACTCTCAATTCGCGGATTAAAAAAGGCGGAGGAGTGGATAGACGGTATTGACGATTTTTCCAAACTAGTAGAAGACGTATTGAGAAAGAAAAACACATTCCGACTAAGCTCCAAATTAGAACGTGTCCTTTTTGCACAACACTCTTCTGCCGGCGACGTGTTAATGACAACCAGATGCCTTGTCGGATTGAGAGAAAGGTTCAAAGGAATGCCCCTTGATTACATGACATCCCGCCAATACATGGAAATCCTGGAAGGGAATCCACATATTGAACACATACTTCCATGGGATGAAAAAACGATGAAAAACTATCGTTACGTAGTCAATCCTCACGGTGAACGAATCCTGCCAGGACACTGGGGGCGTAACAGCAATTCGTTGTTGGCAGACTTCTACTGGAAGATTTTGAAGATCACGCCTACGAAGGCCATCATTATCCCGAAACAGCCGGAGGATAACGAGCTTACAAAAACCATCGAACAGAAAGCATTTATAGTTGTGCATACAACAGGTGGTGACCCTGAGTTCCGTTCTTACTATTATATGCCAGATGTGTGTTCAAAGATTCACGATCTTGGATTTGTCACAGTACAACTCGGGGGCGAGGACGACGTACCTGCCGGTGCAGATATTGATCTTCGTGGTAAAACCACCTTCCGCGAATCAGCATGGATCATGAAAAAGGCCGTGTTCGCAATCACCGTGGATAGTTTCATGTCACACTTGGCAGGATTCCTTGACATTCCTCAAGTTTGTTTATTCGGATCTGGCAATCACAACGTAGTCAAACCCGTAGGAAGAACGATCTGCATGGTTCCTGACTACGTCAACTATTGCAAAGGTCTCGGTCCGTGTTCCGGGGCGGTGAAGGATTGCCCCGTGAAATGCACAGGAATCCACGAACCTGAGGCTGTCGTGGCTGCATTGAAATACCTCATTTCCTGGGAGGTGCAGGCAGTGCAGGAAATAGGGGAAGCTCGAAAGGGTGTTTCGGCAATGTCGAAACAGTAAGCGGCACGCCCGTCGCTTACCTTCCCCTCCGAAATGGGGGCGGCTTGGAATAGAGGCAACTGCCGCAAGGAGCTAACCAGAACAGCCCAGTACGGTGATGCTCAACTCGATGTGCCGTTGACTTCTTGCGGAGAAAAGACGGCCCGCCCCTTTATAGGAGGGAGCATGGACGAGAATCAGCAAGCAGCATACATAATCAGTCAGGCGGCGTGCCTTATGGCCGATATTCTCGGGATGCAGGCCGAGAATATGCAGCGGGCGCACCGGGGAGAATCAATGGCCTTTATCTACGCCGACTTTGAGGAAGCCATGCTCAAATATGGGATGGCACACAATCAGGTGATGGGATACTTTCAGGGGAGGCTGCCATGACTGACGCAATCAGGAAGAAGCACGAAGCATTCAAGCGGCGGCTAATCGCGGGTGAAAACATACGGGCGGCGCACCTGTCCATCTCCGAAGTTGACGCCCTGTTCGCCGCGCTGGACGAGGCTAAGGACGGACTGACCGCCGCCCATATGCACGGATTTGAAGAGGGGAGGGATCAGTACATGGACAAAGTGCGAAAACTGCAAGACGCGCTGGACGCAGAGAGGGGGAGAATCTACCCATGCGCTGACTGCGGAAAGATGAGAACCAAAGAGGAAGGCGGCACTACTTTCACGGTATGTGACGAGTGCTGGGATAAGCGCTTCGACAAGAAAGGAAACAAATGATCCTCACCGGGGAGGGATGACATGACTGTTAAGGTATTCTTTGCTTGGTACGATTTCTGGATTGGCTTTTTCTACGACCAGAAGAAGCGGATACTCTACATCTGCCCGTTTCCGTGCGTGGTGATTAAGATAGAGCGTAACCAAAGCGACGGAGAAAAAACAGTGGAAGCAAAATGGAAAATTGACCTCAGTGCGGGAAGGCCCGTGCTTACATATGAAGATTGCAGCGTGATACAGGATGAACAAGCCGAATATATTATGAATCTCATACAAAATGACTACAGGAGCTGAAAGGAGAATGTGATGCTAAGAGTGACTATTAAGGCTGGAATCGACTGGAGAGAGGCATTAGACGCTATTGAACGGTTTACCACAACATTTGATGGCTCTCAGTTTGCTCCTCATGATGCAGATAGATTGCATGAAGCCGCAAGAGTGGTAGTTGAGAAAATCAGAAAGCACCGTCTTTTAACCGACACGGTGAAGCCATGACCATCGACGCCATCAGGAAGCGATATGCGGCAAATGCAGACGCAGATAACCCAACCTACTATTGCACGTTGAGCAGTGCTGACGTTGACGCCCTGTTCGCCGCACTGGATGCCGAGAGGGAGAAGGTGGAGAAGGCACTAAAAGCAACACGGCGGGCTATTAGTAAGTGCCGACGCCTGCCTGCCGACTGCGAAGCCGAATTAGACCTTGAAGAAATCGAGCAAATCCTGGAGGGAGGCGGGGATGACTGACGCGATCAGGCGGAAGCACGAGGCACAAGTAGCTTACACGAAAGAGAAGCAGGGGAATTTCCCTTATTTATTTCAGTCGATACAGTCAAATCTTCGCATCTCCGACGTTGACGCCCTGTTCGCCGCGCTGGACGAGGCGCAAAAGAAGGTAGATCGAATCAAGGAGAAGGTGGAGAAGGAAATCTCTCATGCAATCTCCGGCGGGTACTGTATCGAACCTATAGAACTTCAGGAGATCATCAGTGACGAGGTGGAAAGGGGTGAAGATGAAACGCGTGACGTTCGCTAGTAACATGTGGAATGAGATAGCACAACTTCCCGACTGGTTCGAGAATGTAAAACACTTTGCTGATGGTGGAATTTTGATTGTTGACTCCGGCTCAACTGACGGGACAATCGAATATGCACGTGACCAGGGGGCCATCGTTGTCGTTGACGACATCATTCAACGTGATGGATACGCAGCGGCCAGGAATCAATTACGAAAGTTGTCCCGTGAGAACTTTCCAGATTCTCACTGGATGATGTATATGGATGCTGACGAGCGTCTGGACCTGGAAAAAGCGCATATCTTCCGCTGGATAAAAGATTACCTTCTCCCTCAATATGACATCATCGCATTCCCCAGGATTGACTGGGTAGACACAGAGAAGAAACAAGCAGCAAACGACATCATGGTTAATCCCGATTGGCAAGCGAGGATGATACGCGTAGATTCCGCGATGTTTTTCTACCGACGCCTTCATGAACAGATTACCAATTACCGAGGTATCTACGCCAACACATCTACTCCACCGATTAATCATTTTCATCGATCAGCGAAGGAAAAACGAGATGTTATCGGGAAACTCTGTGCCAAACTTCATAGAGAAGACACAGAATTTGGGCATACTTACCCGGAACACCCGAAAGAGAAAATGTATCGTGAACTATACGATAAAGAGGGCTTGTGAAAAGCGTAATAGTTTTTTCTAGCTCGGTAGGAACATTCGTTGGTGGCGGCAGTAAAAGCTACATCGATATGCTTCGTGAGGACTACACCACCTACGGTCTATGGGCAAATGGTCTGACCATCATCCACGCTCTAAAGTTTGTGGGACAAATGCTCTACAGGAACTGTTCCACCATCATTCTGCATGTAGGAGCTGTGGAAGCGTTCACCAACCGGGCACCTTACTTTTTGCACTGCACAATCCACGACATGATTTTGAACCATCTAAACCAAGATCAAAATTTCATGGCGTACGTAGCGCCGAACATGCTGCGGGCAGCGCGGGAACTCGACTATGAACTAGACCCCGATTACTACCGACGTGTGGAACCAGAGGATTTCCGCACTTTGTTACGAAGGTTTGCCACCTTTTCAGAAGGCTTTCGAGTTCTTGTGTTGGGCATGACTCACCCATGGGTGGGTCATTCCAGAGCTGTCGAACAAACAGAACAGGCGCGCGAGTACGACAACATTCTCAAGGACGTCTGTGCTGAAACCAAACACATGCAATTTGTACCACTGCTCGATATAACCAGCGGGAAAACGATTGATACCTGTCACATGACCACTGAAGGGCATGCTAAAGTTTACGACGAACGAATAAAACCACTCTTGGAGGCCTAGAAAATGAATAGTAAAGAACAGGAGTACACATCCACAGGGACGAAGCTGCTGCACCACCCGTCCGTCGTTTCAAATATCAAACGACTGCGGATCGGCACCCCTGTCAGTTTGCAGGTTGCCCCCACCAGTCGGTGCAATCTGAACTGTTCCTTTTGCTCCAACGCCAATCGTGAGCAGCACGAGGACCTGCCGGTGGAAAAGCTGGTTACACTCCTTCGCGAACTGGTCCCCATCGGGCTCAAAACGGTGGAGTGGACCGGTGGTGGTGAACCTCTTCTCTACAAACACCTGGAACTCGCCGTGTTTTTCACCCACGAACTCGGGTTGAAACAGGGATTGATTACCAACGGAACTTTGCTCAGCAAAATGTCCAAGGAAATACTTGTGAAGTTCCAATGGATTCGCGTGTCCATGAACTGTCTGGACTATCGTGACGCAGTGGAACTCCCTGACAACATCCGTGGGACGCTCGGGTTCAGTTACGTTATGAATGACGACACTACGGCCGAAATACTCACCAAGTTGGATGAGCATGTAAAACGACACAAACCGTCGTACGTCCGTATCGTCCCCAACTGTCAAGCCACGCATGAGGAACAAGAGGTGAACAACCAGAGACTCTCCGCCATGGTTTCCTCTTGGGGGGAACCATATTTCTACCAGGCAAAGCACTTCTCGAAACCGAAGAACTGCTACTGGGGGTACTTAAAACCCTTCCTGCTCCACAACGAATGGGTGTACCCGTGCAGTTCTGTTGTTCTCAACGAGGACAGCGACAAGACATTCCACAGCAAGTACAAATGGGTGAAGATGGAGGAACTCCCCGGACTCTACCTTAGCTCAATGAAGGGTGGGGACTGGGATTGCACCCATTGCGTTTTTCGTCCTCAGAATGATATTATCGAAAGCCTTCTGAATCCCACGGGAATGGAAGATTTTATCTAAAAGGAGGATATTCATGATTCTGCTTAATCTCGGATGTGGTTACCCGCGACCTGGTGCTCCCTGGATCAATATTGACCAACTGCACACCACACTACCTAATCCGAAAAGTCCTGAACGGATTAACTTGGCGAAAGAGCGAAACTACATCGACTGTGATCTTTCAAAAGGTATACCGTTCGGTGAAAACGAGGTGGACGGTATTTTTGCTTCACATTTTCTTGAACATCTGACCCCCCAAGAGGGCGTGCAGTTCCTACGGGAGTGTCACCGTGTTCTAAAAGTGGGTGGAATTCTTCGTATCAGTGTTCCTGATGCAACGAAAATGTGCGACTACGATAAAAACGGGGTGGAATACTGCTTAGAGTATCGTCCTCCAGGAATGACATTCACAGAACATGTGCTTCTTTTCCCAGAGCACAAGATCATTCCAACGTACGAAGTTGTTCTAATTATCTTCCACTTGGCAAAGTGTTTTAAGACAGTGGAGCGGGCAGAATTCGGAAAATCCCTGCTGGCAGAATTGGCAGATATCGACAACAGGCGGGAGTTTTCTCTGTTTGTGGAGGCTGTGAAATGATACCATGCCCGTATTGCGGAAAGCAAATGCGGAATGTGTTTGAATTTTCCGACGATATGAAATCATGGGCGGTTTGGCATTGTTGGAATTGCGACCTAACCATAGTTTTAGACGCGAAGACGGAAAAAGTGGATTACATCTGGGTGCGAGAGGAGAATAAGGAAAAATGAAGATTGATCCCAAAATCTACGATGCCGACTATTTCGAACGGGGGATTGAAAGTGGAAAGAGTTGCTATCAAAATTACCGCTGGATTCCTGAACTCACAATCCCGATGGCAATGACTGTATTGGAATTTCTAAAACTCTCGCGCGATGAGAAAGTTCTCGACTTCGGATGCGCCAAAGGTTTCTTGGTGAAGGCTCTGCGCCTCCTGCATCGTCAAGTTTGGGGAATCGACGTGAGCGAATACGCCATCTCACAAGTTCCGCAAGAAACCAAAGATTTCTGCCGTCTTCCATGGGACGAACGCCCGGGCTTCCCCCACATGTTCGACACTTGTATAGCAAAGGACGTCTTCGAGCATATCCACGAAGGTGAGATCGACATGGTTCTCAAAACCATTCCTGCTCAGGCGCTCTTTGCAGTCATACCGTTGGGAGACGACGGCGTTTTTCGTGCGAAAGCAAATAACTACGATGTGACCCACGTACTCTGCAAAAGTGAGAAATGGTGGCTGGACACCTTCAACAAGAACGGATGGCATGAGTATTGGTGGGGATTCCGTATCGATGGAATAAAAGATAGTTATTATCGAAGTAACCCCCATGGTCACGGGTTTTTCTTACTTGCACGATAATTGATAAAAGGAGGTTCCAATGATGGAATGGGTTCGTCAGGTGTTCTGTCTCTTCGGCTTCCACGCGTACTATGTCGTCGCGGCGGATGAAAATTCTTGCACTTTCACCTGCCCCCACTGTGGTGATACTGTTGAACTGATCGAACAACAAGGTGAATAGGGGGTTTCATGTCACCCTTTGGTTGGGGAGTTCTCCTTGGTGGATTGGGCGCGGCGTTTGTCCTGGCACTCGCCCACGTTGGAAGGGGATGGGCAGCTGTGCTGGCAGCTGTTGCGTGGGCCGTCGTGCTAACCATCATCCCCAACCATTGGGTTGGCATGGGAAGGAAAAGATCATGACCGAAATGAATGATCCCGCGGAAAAACAAGTGGAGCAAAACCTGCTGTGGTGCCCCTGTGAGGGGTGGGCGAAGAGTATGCCGTCGCTCACATCTGCACAGATGATCGCGTTTTTACACAAGAATCCCTATACAGGGGAACCGTTTTCGTATTGTCCTTGGTGTGGCGCCCGACTCGGTGCAAATTTTGTTGGGGAATTTTAGACAAAAAATCAGGAAAAATTCCCAAAGTTTATTATAATGTGGATGAAAGGAAGAAAACGACCTTAAACATCCAACAGAAAGGGGGACATTATGAAAGGAACACAGACAGTCGTTGTCGATGCTGGTAAAAATATCACGGAGATGCTGGAGAAAATTGCTGCGGCGATGGGCACCACCGTCGAACAATTATATCCTTTCTACTGTCAAGCAATCTCGCAGGAAGCACTCATGCGCAGCATAGGTTGTGCCATGGCATTCGTTGTGTGCCTCCTGCTTTCCCTGGTCTTTTTCTGGGCCATCTACAAGATCAAACTGGAAGATGCATCGAAACAAGGGACGGCAGTTATCATTTTGATCTGTGCTGCGCTGTTTTTTTCCGCTCTCTCGATACTATCGTTCACAATCTTTGCGGTTAACTTCCCTACGTGGTACGCACAAATGATGTCTCCCGAGGCGTTTGTTCTTCACCGCATAGCGGCAGATGTCGGTTTGGTGAGATGATTGGCGCCTTAGTACATACACGCTAACGGGAGGTTGCACATGAGAAGCCCATGGAACAGGAAAGCGAAAAATTGCACGCTTATCCGCTGGGCGTTGTTTCTTCTCCTTTTCATCGCAGGTACAACCGGTTTAACTATCTTGGTGTCAACCTGGATAGCCTTGTGTAGAACCGATTGGAATTGGTGACGTATGATTCCTAAATCCCCTGGTGAAATAGTTGACACTTGGTCAATTCTCCGGATGAAAGCCGTACTAATCCCTGATCTTTTCTGTGAGGTACTGCAATACCAAGGTGTTGTATCAGGAATGTTCTATGAAAAACCGGAGATCTTCGCTCCTGTAGCATGTATCATCGAAATGAACGCGAGGATCTGGATGTTGGAAGCAAGTATTCGTTCAGGTGAAATTACTGATTCTGAACTCGTTGAGATCGGTAAACGGGCAATAAAAATTCGTGATTACAATGCACGACGTGTTGAAGCAAAGGTGGCGATAGATAAGATTTTCGGGCATAAGGGCATCGATGCCAAAGTCGAACATAGATCAGTTGTGAAGGAGGGGAAAGATGGAACTTCGTGATGCAACCAAGAAAATGATCGAACGAAAACAGCAGATGGAGGGGGCCATTCTCGATGCGGTGCGCGCGTTTGAGAGTGGCACCGGAGCTCGTGTGACGAGCGTCTACATCCGAAGGAGCTGTTGCGTCAACACGTACAACGAGCCGCAGGAGATCGCTACAGAGGTTTCCATCGGCAACGGGGGCTAAAATGAGAATAAGCGACGATCGCGTACAGCACTGGCGGCGTGACCATACCGAGGTCGCGCAAGGTGATTCTCCCCCGATCCCGTTTGATGGAGAAGTGTACAACGAATTTCGTATGTGGCACGTTCTCGAACTCGGGCCGGGGGAGGGACGCCAATTCAGGAAAGTTGCCCCCATCTGTGCCTCCTATTCCATTGCTGACATCGTTCCCGAGGTGCTCCAACTTCCTATTTACGACAATGTGGCCGGGAAGTTTCTAATCACAGATTACACCTCCGACAACTTCGGGAAAATGTTCGACGTCATTCACTTCTGGTACGTTCTTCATCATGTATTGGAATGGGAACTACGCGATTTCTTCCTCTTCTGTTTCCGACACCTGTGCAAATACGGAACGTTGGTTTTCAACACACCGTCACTCATGTGTCCGCCGGAAGTGTATTTGGGAGATGGAAAGCAAACAACGAAGCACACCCCCGAAAAAATTGTCGAAGTGTTGCACTCTATCTGTCCCACACTTCGTATTACCATTAGCGGGGTGAGCTGCAACAAGTCATGGAGTCATGGTTACACTTTCATCGTAAAATGGGAATAGAAATCATGAGTATAGAAACACTTCGTTGCCCAACTTGCGGTCGCAACAGTGTTGAGTACAATCCGTACCGCAAACAGTACCAGTGCACAATGCACGGCTGCAAGTTCTGTGCACCATTGGAGGATCCCAATGTTACACCGTTTGAGGATTTACGCGCGAGACTCTTTCTGCAGGGGCTACGGGGAAATCGACTTGTCGATGATGATAAAGAATCCAACCACGGCCCAGAACAGGTATAGTATCATTCAGGATCTAACTGTGACCGAGCTGCCAGATCACACAATGCTGCGACCAGACGATTACCCACAGTTCGCCATGGAGGCTGCAGATGCGAAAGAACTAATGCAGCAAATGTGGTATGCAGGTGTTCGTCCCGAGCACATGCAGGAAACGCAAACCGTAGTTGATGCTGTCAAATCGGAAAACAAATATCTAAAGGAGGTGAACACAGAGCTTTTGAAATTGGTAAACCAGTTGATTCAACAGTCGGCTGGTGCGGAGGCGACGAGGGCTAGGCATCTCGCCTACACAACCCTCGCTCGGGCAGAAGAACTTGCTCAAACTATCAACAGGAGGTAGTTATGGCTCTGGTTGAGAAAATCAAGGAACTGTACAGCGTCCTCGACACCTGCGTCGCCGAGGCCGAGAAGCTGGAAAACAAGGGGAACAGGACTGCCGGCACGCGACTGCGGCTGGGTCTGCAGGATCTCAAGGCGAAAGCACACGAGCTCCGGAAGGAAACCCTGGTCATCAGGGACAAAAAGCCGCCGGAGGCTCAGGCGTAGATCTCTCTTAATGTGAGTTTTAGGGATTCTGAGAAAAAGAGCGACGGTCCCCTCAAAAAATTCCGTCGCTCTTTTTTTGAGAAAATTCCCAAAGTTCATTATAATAAAGTAAGAACATAAAAAGGGACGCAAAATGGACTTGTACGAAACATTGGGAGTTAAGAAAAACGCTTCTCGTGACACCATTCAGAAAGCCTTTCGTAAAAAGGCTAAGAAAACTCACCCTGACCGTGGTGGGACGTCCCAAGAATTCATGGCTGTGGCGCTTGCGTACAGAATTCTTTCTGATGATGGGGCACGAGAACGCTACGATCGTACAGGTAGTACAGACACAACGCCACGTGAGCAGGCTATAAACACGGCAGCGGTGGAGCGCTTCTGTCAACTTTTTGTTCGTTGCATTGAACAAAGTGGGGGTCGAGAAGACATTGATTTCCTGAAAGAAATACGAAATGCAGGAAATACGTCTAAAGACTCGATTAAACAAGAGCAACGAAATCTAAACAAAAAGTTGAAGGAGTTGAAATCCATCCGCGATCGTTTGACATATAAGGGGAAAAAACAGGACGTGCTGTCCAACGTCCTCGCGGACCGAGAACGACAGCTCCGAGGGGCCATCGAGCGCCTCAAGGAAGAAATGGAAATCACCAACAGGATGATGTCCGTGGCAGATGAGTATGAGTTTAGAATAATGGAATCACCCAAAGAGTATGAATTTATGCAGTCAGGCGGACCGATGTTTATCCGATTCACAACGCGGTAGCTCGCCACGGGCGTCCTCCACATAAGGAGGTAGCCATGAAAAAGTTAACACTAACCGCGATAGTTTTTCTGTTCTTTGCAATGTTGGTTCCGTATGAAGAGGCTTTCCCCACTCCCACGACGGAACAAAGGATCATCAAATCGAAGATCATTGAGCTCGGCGCCCCCACAGATCGAGCACATGTTATAGCTTCCGCGATCTTTCATTCGGCAAACATTTCGGGACTGCACCCGATGTTGATTGTGTCCCTGATGAAATCGGAGTCGGACTTCAAGGAGAAAATCGTCTCAAGTAAAAATTATCATGGTCTAATGCAAGTTCCCTATCCCATATACGACCCCCATGTAAACACCCTGCTGGGGGTGAGGATCTTGCAAGAAAAACTTCGTATGACCGACGGAAATCTGACCAAGGCCATTTGCAACTATAAGGGTTGGAAGTGGAAAGAAAAGAAGGGTCGTATGGTTGCTAAACGTGTGGTGAACATGTACCTTGATCTCAAGGACGCCTCACTATGGGAAACGAGTTCTCTTGCCATCGAATCTATAAATGGGTAAAGGAGGAGAGAAATGAAAGCTACTACGATCAGCAGGCTGTTGGTTGTTTTCGTTGCATGGCTTATTGTGACAGTTTTGACTGTCGGTTCGTTTTACATGGGTCGGAAGTATGAACAGTCGTTCCGCCCATCGGCACCAACCAACCTCACCGTAACTGAAACCAAACCATGCCCAACGTGTCCGGAAGAATGTGTGTACAACGATCGTCATGCCTACAAGCTGATCCGATTCGTGCATAGTAAAGATGGAAAGGTGTGCTACGGATTGCGTTCGTATGAAGGGGGACGATTCGAAGCTATGTGGTGCGGGAAATGAAGAACCCCATTTTGTTTACTGACATGGCGCGGGCAGTGGAAAAACTGCCCAAGGGCTACATCCCCGCCGAAGAGGCAATCGTCGATGTTCACGACACACTACTAGGTGTAAAACGGAAGGTCACCTTTCGAAGACGGACGCTTGTCAAAAACGGAAAGAAAATCTACTACTGGGTAACGTTCGGGATCCTTGCAGTGGAGCAGGCAGAGGCTCCCCCGATAGTTGAGGAAGCCGCCGTTGTGGAAGAGACGGAGCCGAGTGGGGAAGGAGGCGGATCGTCACCGGGCAATGACGACTGGTAACCACTCGGCTCCGTTAGTTCAAACTAGAGGGGTGCGCTTGTTAGGGGGAAAAGGAGGGTTGAAAGACCCCACGCACCCCTCTAGATCAATCCTTTTGAATAGGTGCAACCTTCACAGGGACACTGCCCGGGGAGGGTTCATTGGTGACCACCGGGGGCTGTCCCTCTTTCATTTGCAAATACAGATACTGCTGTTGTCGTGGCTCCTCTTTGAAGATATAGTTTTTTGCTAATCCCCACCATGCGGTGTTGATTAGTCCTAGAAACATAGCCCCAACGAGTGCTGCCAGGACAATCTTTCGTATCCCCAAACCGAGAATATCTGTGACCCAAGAGGAACGTTCTAGTTTATCCAAACGATCCTCAAAACCCGAGTGTTTTGAGTCATACGTATTTTTAGACGATCTTACTTCCCGACAAAGATCGTCTATTTTTCTTTCCAATGGCTTGGTGACCTCACCACTCTCAAGTTTATTCTTGATATAGTGCAAGTTAAACTTGTTCTCGGTGGCGTTATCACCTATATCTTTCGTTTGGCGGAAAAGCTCCACCTTTACACGCTCAAGATCATTCACTTTTGATTCCAACACGGCCAATCCCTCCCCGTGCTTTCTCAACACCTGACCTTGTTCGCAAAATGTATGATCGTTCACTTCGCCACCCTCCCCCATCAGGTTTCTAGCGGGCGGGGGGCGGGGGAGCCCCGCCCCCACTCAGAAAATTATTTACTACGCTTCAAACGATACGTGCAAACTACTTCACCAATGTAACCCCAGCGGGGATACCTGGCGACGCAGGACGAGTAAACGTAAAATTTGCAGGGGCACTTTCCAGCCTCCCCCACACGGCGTCGACTTTGTAAGCCTTGATAGTCATAGTATGTGTTCCTGCCGTCACGGACCCGACGTCAAAGTACAATCGTACACCGCCAGTAATGGCCTGCGCTGTACTGTCTACAGCGGCACCACTATCAACAGTTACGACGAAACCGTCCGGTTGTGTGACAGTGGTTGGATAGGGGTCCGACACCACGAAGGGTGATGCAGAACAAATAGATACGACACCGAAAACCAACGCTACGATCAATGCTCCAATCCATCGTTTCATTTCTTCTCCTCCTCCACGACGTCCGTTAGTTCGATCACTTCTTTCTTTAACCGATCCGCGACTACTACTTTCTCGGAAGGTCGTTTCAACACCTTCACCTTGAACCATTCCAGAAGCCAGTTGTCCCAACGCCACGGGGTTTTCATCACGACCCAGGTCAGCCAGGAAAGACCTGTTCCCGTAAGAAACCCGAAAAACCAGGGATTTGTTTGCACGAACATGTCCAGCCAATTACCCCACTCTCGAATCCACGCATCCACCAATGGAACTCCGTACCTTCCAGGATGAATAATGAACTCCCATAGATCGAACTTACTCCACCAGTCCATTGTTTCAACCCTCCTTAATTAAAACACACGATCCTCCCAACGGTCATCATACACATCGGGCGCTTCGGGCCGCAGTGGCAAGCCTTTGCGTCTGCGGTATTTGTATTTCAGCCACGTGGGCCACCCGAAGAAGACCACCCCCGGGAAGTACATCAGGAAGGACAGGAAGAATCTCCAAACGACCACCCCGAACCAGCGCCACTCCTTCCACCAAACCTCCTCCTTGACGAAGCATTTCCACGCATCCAAAACGTAGGTATCAAGAAGGCCCTCGAAAAACACGAGGTCGCATTGGCGCTTCGGGATTTCCTGCTTCGCATAATTGTCATCGTGGGTCGCCGCTGGCCGTTTACCCCTTCCCCCCAGGAGCATGTAGATGATGGGAAGTCGTGGAACGCTGGCAAAGTCTGTCACAAACCCCGCCTTCGTTTTGAACTCTTTGGAAAACCACCGGCTGATAAAGACAAGGTCTTCCTTCAGCATGGCCCAAGTATCGTTGATGTTCTTCGTTATAAACTCACCTTCGTATGGCATTGTCGCTTCCCCTCATTCGGGTGTGGATGGAGCGGCAACGCGCCCCACCCACACATGCTTCAATTTTTCCCCATGGCCGCGTCGGCTTCGTCTATGATCTCCTGTGAGGTTTTCAACCGAGCTGCGTTGAGGCGATTGATTTCATCAGTTAGGTCAACGGGTTTCCCCTTCTGCATCGCGTCGTAAATCTTCAACCCCATCGACATGACGATAGATAGTGCGGTCAATGCTTCTACCACCATAACTGTGTTCCTCCTTTCTATTACTTACGAATCGGGATATCTGGAATAATCGGCACCTCCCCTTTGAAAATGCCAAGTTGCTGCGCGAGTTGGAGAAGACGCAACTGCGCCACGGCCATCTGGGCCATCGCCATACGATACTTCTCTTCCGTGGTAGCGTCAGTTGGAAGTTTTAAGTAAGCGATACGGGCATCAATCATCTGATTTTGAACGACGTACAATACGTCGTACGCATCACGAACTGACTTGAATTGTGCCTCATTGATCTTTCCGAGATTGTAATAAACACGAGAATAGAAAAGGATGTCTTCAGCAAGTGTCTTCGTTGTCTCGGCAGTTGTCACAACCGATGGCCCCGCACCCGTATTATCACGAGTGAAAGGACATCCGACAAGAACGAAAAACAGGGACAGCAAAACGATTGCGATAAAAACTTTCTTGAACATAACTACCTCCTTTTCTACCTCGGTTGTTCGAAATGACACATGTCTTTTTTGCGGAAACGACCTCCCCAGACAAGACCTACCGACTCTCCTATCAAACCCGCCTCTTGATAGTCAGATACCTCATTTTTATTGACGTTTGCCTTCAAATCCCAATGTGCTTTTCCACCAGGTGTCAAAAGCGCAAAGTCAAATGCCATAGCCTTATCGTTTTCAGGATTGTCATCTTCCCAATTAACGATATGCTTTGACGAAAGTGTCCAAGTTACTTGCCGTTGATTTTCCTTCTCTGTTATGGGAGAAAGACCAGCTTTCTTCCTTAAAAAGTTCGTTTCATCTAATGCCTGCCTTCCTTGAGCATACAAAGCCACTTGCTCTTGAAACGTCCTTGCCGTGCACGTTACAATAAATGGAATTCCAGCAGATTTCATTGCATTTTCAAATTTGTAGTACAGATCGATCATCCGCTGGGTCATGTCTTCAATTTTACGACTCGCCATCTCGAGCCTCCTCTGC